CTATAGTTTCATATATGTTAACCTCTTCTTCGTCGTGTAGAGCGGAAGGGTCTTTAATTTCGAGAGCTTCGTGTATTCGAGTTCCTTTTTCCGCTGCTGCATTTGTTCCTGATCTACCTACGTATCCTGAACAACCCGCTACGTATTTTAAACTTGAAGGACTAAATTCTGCGTGTCCTCTGTTTGAATGGTCTGGTTTATCTTCCATGTAATGTTTTTAGGTTTTCTAGTTTTCTGTTTACTGACTGAATGACATTTTCTTCTATAGTGTCTACAGCCACTAATATTTTCTGTAGAGCATCTGACTTCGCTCCGTTCCTGTGAATCCTCCCTAATGTTTGGGCGAACTCCTTTGCGGAGTAGGACGGACATATTAAACTAACTCTCGGTCTTTTACCATTAATATCGTGTAATGAAAGTCCTGTACCTCCTGCACTGATGTTTACAACTAACACTTCTTCCACATCATCTTGAAAGTCGTCAATTATTTGCTGTCTTTCTTTTAGGCTCTGGCCACCCTCAATAGACTTACAATTAAGTTGAGAACACAGAGCTTTAACAGAGTCTTTAAAGTTTACAAATATAACAACAGAGTTTCCTTCATCTCTAAGATCGTTAGCCATGCTCACAATATCAGGCACTTTCAGAGCTTCAGTAAGCTGACGTGCTCTCAAAATATTAACGAGTACATACTCACTGTCTCCGACAGTACCTTCTTCGATATATCGTGTAACGATCTCAGGAGTAATTTCTAAGTCTCTATATATTTTTTGTATCGCTTTTTTATCTGAGAATTCGACGTTCTCAACAAACACTCTGTTGTTTCTAAAACTATCAGGAAAATCTTCTACAGTAAGTTTGTGTCCAGTTACTCCGTAGATGTTTTCTCTTAGAGCATTTAGTTTTTTCCTGCTAATTAGTCTCCACTGTTTCCATTGATCAGGAGAGCATCCATTTTCTTGCATCCACCTGTACCAGTTCTTCAAACCATTTTCAGTCTTGTTGAGGTTATGTAAACCTAACATAAAACCTAACGCCCTCATCTCTGTAGGATCTTCTGCAGCAGTCGCTGACATACCATGCACACGATATCCTTGCTGCACTAAGCTGATAACCAGTTGAGCATTTTGCGTGAAGGCTCCTTTACATTTATGTATTTCATCTACCAAAACTAAACACCCTTCAGGCAGATGCCACTGCATGATCTTCTTACCTTTCTTCACCATATAAGGAGCACGTCCTCTTCTTATGTTTTCGTAGTTTAAGACAAACAAAGGGGTGAGTCCCGTTTCTGTGAGTTCTCTTTCCCATGAGGGTATGACTGCTTTAGGGCAAATAACGGCTACAGGAAGTCCTAAATGTTTTGCTAGGTGCGCTGCGACTACTGTCTTACCAGTGCCAACAGAGCTTGTATCAATAGTGTTGATGTTATCTTTTTGCCTTGATAAGAAAAAATCACACGCTTCTTTTTGTTTTTGAAATAAGGTCTTCATTATTTTTCATTACTACACTACCCGCAAATACGTGTCTAGAGAAAAAAATTGAAAAATATATTTACCCTAAAAACAAGGGCGAGGATGCAAAAATAGCAAAACACCCTCGCCCTCTAATTAGATATAAACCAAGAAAATACCTAACTTGTTTTAATATAAACAATTTTACTTAGGATTCTTTATAATTTTAAATACTCTTGTCGTAGTTATGTTTATTTTTTATATAACGAGCAATTAGAAATGCATCAACCATTCCGTCGTGCGCTTTACTAGCACGTTTACTTTTTTGCCAACACTCGTCAGGAGCTAGACATTCTGCTTTCCATAAAGCTGCTTCTTTGGTTTGTCCTTTAGGAACATTACCTAACATTTTCTTTTGCCACTTGTGTACTGAAACACAACAGTGATTCCATTGTCTACTCTCACATAACCCTACAATTTTCCCAAAAGAGATACCCATTGATCGTACAGCTTGAGAAGACTTTGCATGCTTCAATGGTTCTTCGACAGCGACTAAGAAATCATCTGCACATTGTCCAAGGCTCATTATCCATTCGTATAACTTACGTGTATTAACTTCTCGCTTACCTGCTCTGTGTTGAGTAGGCATTATTGTTTTATCTATCAAAGCTCCAGTAGTTTTAGATATGGCAGCGAGCCCCCCGTCTAAGCCATTATCTATTCCTATGATCATAGATCTCGCAATGCTTTCTTACTTAGTAGTAAACCCTCACCTTCTGCAGGTATAAAAACATCTATGTTTTTTGTGAGTAACTGAATATAGAAAATTTCTTTTGCCGTTTTTGGGATAATTAAATAGTAAGTCCCTAAAAGAACATCAGTCCTAAAAGTAAAATCATTAGGAGGCAGGTCTATTTTTTTAACAATACAGGGGTGTTCTATAGCTTCCCTATCGACAAACATTTTCATTACGCTCTATCTTCTAAAAAGCATGGGGTAGCTTCTCCAAAATTGTTTTGTAAGTATTCATATTCTAATCTGTCATTAGCTTCTTTTACAGATAGGTTAAACTGTTTTGTTAAAATTGAAATAGTAATTTCTTTAGAGTAACAGGCTATGGGTGGGCTACCATATCTGTCTACAGTTCCTATAAAAGCATCTTCCAGCCCTGAGTATAATAATAGGGTGGATTCAGCATCCTCTTCAGTTTTTTGGTTCTTCTGGTTCGACATCGATTATATCGTCTTGGTTTATATTAACAGCACCCTTGCCTTTATCGGCACGAGCGTTATTTAAAATACTAATATCAATTTGCATTTTACCTACACCACCACCTTTTTTATCATTAAGCCCAAGGTTTCTTCTAATAATTTGATCCAGTTGATCGAGTTCCCTTATTGTTTTTGGGCCTCTCAGATTGTCCATGTAGTCTCTTAGTAGGCGCATACCTGATGCAGCTACATACGACTGATACTTTTCTGCTGGAGAACTTTGAGCTTCTGCTATTTCTAAAATTTCTTTTTCTTCTGTTTCACGAGCCTCACGTTTAGCAATGTTAATTGCTTCTTTAGTTTTTTTACTAAGGTCGTCTTCTAATGCTTTTTGAAGTGGGTCTTGGCTCTCTTCCTTTTCTTTTTCTGACTTAGGGTTAGACCCATACGAATCGTTCTTAGGGCCGTAGCCAGCACGACGTAACCATCTCCGTAGAGTTGCTGTAGATATTCCTAATTCATCAGCTATATTAACAAGTTTATAATCTTGTTTATACAGTTGTAGAGCACGTTGAACATCTCCACGCTTTAAGAATTCTGCATCATTTTGTTTCTTTCGCAAACCAATTAACTTATACTATTATTTTATAAACAATTCAAGTAATATGAGCAAAGCTAAGAAGGCATACGAACCACATATTGACGCTAAAACTAAGAAGATGAATGTGGGGGGAATGCTTATCCCGCCTACTAACACAATAACAGCTTTGTTGTATGGTTTAGGAAACCATGATTCATACAGAGCTAAAGAATATTATTTCTGGAGGTTGTGTGATGAGATATGGAATAATCCCGAAAGACCTGAACCTATGATGGTACGTCATCCTTGGGCAGAAGAAATGATTAGAGCAGTTATTCGTAACAAGTACATCGCTATAGGGGGAGCAGCCAACAGTGGTAAATCTCACACACTAGCTGCTTGGGGGATACTAAACTGGTTAGCTGCTCCAAGAGATACGCTGATACTACTTACATCTACTACACTACGAGAAGCTCGTAAAAGGATATGGGGTTCAGTTGTTTCTTTATTAATGGTTATTGAAGGAGCTCCTATTCGTATACGAGATAGTATTGGTAACGCAGCATACGTAACAGAAAAAGGTAATTTAATTGAACGTGCGGGTTTATCTTTGATTGCGGCAGAAAAGTCTAAGACAAAAGAAGCGATAGGTAAGTTCATTGGTATTAAACAAAAAAGAATAATACTGATTGCGGATGAGCTTTCAGAAATATCAGAGGCTATTGTACAGGCTGGACTAAGTAACTTATCGAAGAACGAACGCTTTGAGTTAGTAGGACTAAGTAACCCTAACTCTAGATTTGATGCTTTCGGTGTTTGGGCTACGCCACAACATGGGTGGGATAGTGTTGATACAAATACGGACTACCAATGGAGGACTAAATGGGGCGGTGAGTATATAAGGTTTGATGCTGAACGCAGTCCTAACGTAATAGCCGATGAAGTCATATACCCTTGGCTACCAACGACTGAGAAACTAAATGAAGATAAAGCACTATTGGGGCAGGAGTCACGAGGTTACTACAGGATGTGCCGTGCTGTATTTTTCGATGGGGATGAAGAAGATACCATATACAACGAAGCTGAACTATCCCGCAGTGGAGCTATGAACAAAGTGCAGTGGAAAGGTAAACCTATACCTATCGCAGGATTAGACCCTGCATTTACCAACGGGGGCGACCGATGCATCCTGTACACGGGCCTCGTTGGGTACGACACGAATGGCCAGTACGTTTGCGAGTTGGGCGAAGCGATCCATTTGAATGACGATGCCACCAACAAAGCGGTTCCAAGGACTTACCAGATTGTTCGTCAGGTGAAGCAGGAGTGTCAAAAAAGAAAGATAAAACCGATGGATATTGCAGTAGACGCAACGGGGGCAGGTGCTCCATTTTGTGACGTATTAGCTGGAGAATGGAGCGACGAGATTTTGCGGGTTTCTTTTGGTGGGAAGGCATCTGATCGTAAAGTATCTGCTAGTTCTAAATTAATCGGTAGTGAATTATATGTTAATAGAGTAACAGAACTGTGGTTTGTTGGCAAAGAACTTTGTAGGACTAAGCAAATATTTGGGGTAAATGGGGATTTGGCACAGGAAATAACGGGTAGAAACTACGATATGATCAAAGGAGCAACTCTCCGAATGAAGATAGAAAGTAAGGTTGAGTACAAATCAAGGCTTGGAAAGTCCCCTGACTTGGCTGATGCTGCCTTTCTCTGCTTAGATTTAGCTCGACAGCGACACGGATTAGTTGCAGTTGAGCCTTTAGAAACAGGGAAAACAAGCAGTAGACCTTATCAAAGAAGATCTATTAAAGGTTTATCTAATATGCTTTCTTCACAAACTTTACAAGGAACATAGGCTTGTTGACTTTTCATATAAAAAAACTAAATTTATAGGTAATACATACTACAAATAAGCATGGCGAAAAGTGATATATCAGACGAGCAGTTAGATTCAATAGGAATGAGTAGGGAAAGATGGGAGCAACTCACATCTTACTATGCAGAGTTAATGGATAGAGCTCTCGATAAACCTGAAACAGGTTTTTTAGGGGCTTTTAACTTTATGAACATCTACGACCCTAATTTAGATTTAGTAGATGACTTCGCTGCTTTTGTAAAAAAATTATCTACAGACCCACAAGTTAAAAATTTATTTGTATCGGACGTTGACCGTAAGTATACGCCTCTTGGAGGGAACCCAAACATAGGGCTTAGAGAAACTCTCATTAAAAACATTGGGAGGCACTTAGACCCTAAATTTGAAGCCTCATACCTTAAAAAATTTGGTTTTGCGACGGATGCAATTTTAGGAGACACGGACGAGGAAAGTAAGTTGAAAGCACAAGAGCTCGATATTAACGCCCCTTATTTCCAAGGGTTTGATCCTCAAGGAGAAAAAGTTAAAGAAGAAGAGTTGCCTGAAGTAACCGATTGGGGGAATGAAGAAATGGGTTTTGGGGAGTCTAAAGGAGATGGGACAGACTCAGACAAAAGACAAGATAAACCGCCTACGGGTAAAGCAGATCTTCTAAAAAAAGAAAGAGATAAACAAGCAGCTCTTGCAGGAACCGACGGCCCATATGGGTACAGAGGAGGGTACGAACAGTTTCTTAAAGACCAGCAGATACTTGCTCCGACAGCTTTAGGGAAGACAGAGAAGGATGGTAGCTTCCGTTTACGTACTCCTAGTGAAGTGCAAGCACGAATTCGCCAAGGGCAGTTTAACATACAAGAACCTAAAAGAGAAGCATTACGAAGATTTAGAGACAGGTTTGGTGGATTTCAACAAGAACGAAAGCAGTTCATGGAAGATACAGGAGAAGATCCTTTAGAGGTAGAAAAAAGGACAACTGCAGGACAACAGCAAATGGCTGCACAGCGTGAAGGACAGAAGAGAGAAATGCTGGACAAGCAGTTTAAAGTTCAAGAACCTGATTTTGGTGAGTCGCCATTCTTAAAAGACTTATCTCCTACGGAAAGAGCGGAAGTTTTAAGAATGGTAAAAGAAAAAGAAGAGAAAGCGTTTGGCAAATATTAATAACTATGTCAGAGAGAAACAGTTATTTTAGGCGAGACAACCAGAATAAACTCTTTGGAGGGGGTTCTATAAAGAAGAAGTTCGGTGTTCTTTCAGAACCTAAAAACCCTTTTATGGATGATGACATCGAGTTCCGTTCATCAACTCCTGTGTCTGCTCAAGCTGTGAAATCTGATGCAGAAAAAGCAGAGTTTTTTAATAGAGCAAAGACTGACTTTGGCCGTCCTGTTGGTAAAGACATAACATCTGCAGCAGCGAGTAGGTCAATGGGCGGTTATGAATCTTCAATCCCAATATCAGCTCAAGCTGTAAAATCTGACGCAGAAAAAGCAGAGTTTTTTAACAGAGCTAAAACTGAGTTTGGCCGCCCTGTTGGTAAAGACATAACATCTGCAGCAGCAGATAGGGCTATTGGAGATATGAGAGCGAGACCTGCAAGTGAGGCTTCTAGAAAAAATATGCTTCAGAACGCACTTAAAAGGCAGCAAAAGAAGTTAGAAAGAGAACGAAGAAGAAATAAATAATTTACACATATGCAGTTTACTACAATGCCATCCTATGAGTTGGGTCAAAGATATTCTTTAGACCGCCCATCTTCTAAGTATAAAAGAGCTGCACGTAGACTACGTAGAAAAGGCTACGCAGCAGCAGCGCAACAAATGGCTTTGGAAGGGGAGAAGGTACGTCTTAATGAGCCAACTATAATGACTCCTGATAGTAGGGCATTACAAAGAAAGGCACAACAGCGTATTGCTTCGGTGAGTCAGGCAGGGCCATCATTCAACCCAACAGCAGATATGGCTGACTTGCGTGGTGCTTATTTCTCTGACATAGCAGCGTCTAAGTTACCTGCTTCAGAACAGGCCATGTTCGCTAAACAGTTTGAGACTCAATTAGGAGGTATTTCTAAAGACAGAAAGGCATTTGTTGATTTACAAATGGCTCAGAGAAAGAATAGGGATGAGCAACTGAAAGCTCAGATACGGCCACAAGTAGCTTCTAGAATCCAACAGATTTTAGACTCAAAAGCAACAGACTCACAAAAACAAAAAGCGTTAGTATCAACAATGATGACTCCTACAGTTTCTTCAGTAATGAGTGATACTGGCATAAGCACATTATTTACAAGAGCAGGAGATTCTTTAAAAACAAGTAAAGCGGATCAAGATAAACTTCGGAGTCAGGTAATGGATTTAGCGAAATCAGGAGGAGACACTACTCCTTTCCAAGGAATGTTAAATCCTGTATATAGAGATATTACTAAATCTATACAAAAACTAGAGCAAAATAAAATTACAAGAACAGAGCAGTTAAAAGAACTCGAAGATATTGAGGGTATGTTATTTAGATTAGAAGGAGATGGGTCATCAGACCCATTAGTTAGAGAGCTTCTTGCTAATAAAGGTATAGGACTGGATGGGAAAACAGATAAAGAAATTATAATTAATTTAATTGAGTTGTTGAAAGGAGCGTTATCGGAAGAAGAACGAGAAGCGTTGGATGCAAAAGACGCAACAACTCTTTTCAACGAAGCCTTTGGAATTCTAGCAAGGCAAAAGAGAATGCTTTCCATGAGACTTGGACAAGAATTAGAAGCTCCTAACCCTGCTGCAGAAACTGCAGCTTCGAATTGGAGCGAATAATTTAATTATATAATAACTATACAAACCCAAATTCTGCTGTGTCAGACCTATATCCAACATTATCGTTGGGGGAGAAAACCCCCGTGCCTAATGACCTTGACTTAAACTTCAACGTCGCACCACTACAATCATTCAGTCAGTGGTCAGCCTCTTCAGGGTCAAATATCAATGATCCATTGCTCAGTGCTCAAGGCTATGCTGATTATCAAAGAGGACATTTCTTCCGTACAGGTGAGCTTGATGACGAAGTAGAATCATCAATCACACAAGGGTTAGTAGGCAGTTTACTTAACAATCAATTAGTAACCCCCGAACAAGTTGAATCAGAGGATTTTTTAGATACGCTCAAACCTCAAGCTGATGCACAGACTCAAGCTAACTTAATACGTATGGCATATGGTGAGCAAGCAGGGTCTACTTATCTTAGTAACATACAAAGTGAAAGCGGGAATCAAGAGGAGCTTGATAAGCAACTTAACAGTGCAAAAATGCTACTAGTTGATTCAGGGATTCTGCCTTTTGCTAGAGTAAAAGACGCTAAAGGTATAGATAAAATTATTGGTGGTGCTGACATAACTGATAGAGGTAAGTCATTGGACGATGCAGTTCGACTAGGAGCATTGAACTATTCAGATGCATATCGTGTTATGTCTGGTTTAAAAAAGGGAGTGTCCGATGCTAGTGTATTTGAAAACATAAGGCAAGCGCAGCTCTTAACTGAACTTAATGCAATCTTAGGATCAGAAGATGAAGTTGATAGCATACCACAGGACGCACTCGATACGATGCGTGAGCTTATCAAAGCGAAGGATGAGGATTCTGATTTAGATCAGGAGCAAGATATTTTAGATGTTGTTGCAGATTTCCGTAAAGGATTGTCGTCAGAGTATGCACGTAAGAATGGATTTGGTGAAGGAGCTGCTCTTGAAAGATACTCTGATAAAGAGATCAGAGATGCTGTTGAACTATTGGCAGCGAACGAGGTAAATGAAAAAGGAGAATTTAAATTCTACGACGAAGATGATTCTAAGAACATCCGCATATTAGGGAGTGGCCATGTGCTGGCACACCCGAACCTTATGCAACAAAGAGAGAGGTTCGAGAAGGCGATCAAGAACGATGATAGATTGTCAGAGGATCAAATTACATCGCTCAGAAATCAGCGTAAATTGTACAGGCAGTTAACTTATGAGCAGTACGATAAGTTTCTGGCCGATACAGCAGCGACAAGTGATAATTGGATGGCTGCAAAACAAGCGGGAAGGGCTAGCGGAACTCCCGATGTAGACATATTGGATACTTTCTTAGCTGATAAGCGTAATTACAGTTCTATAAAAAACAGATTAGGAGATATAGCAGCAACTGTGCCTGATGCGGTAATAGGATTATTTGCTTCGTTAGGTGCTGTAATTTTTAAAAGCGAAGGGGCTACAAAGTATTTGGTCGATAACCAAATGGATAGACAACGTAGACGAGAAGTCGCTGCAATTTTTGGTGACGAGTTTGGTTGGGGTATGGATCTCTCAAACGTGGTTGCACCAATGGTTGTGGATGTCTCTGCAACAGCTTTGTTGTCTGCAACAACTTTAGGTACTGGTGGTGTTTTATATGCTGGAGCTAAAGCTGGAGCTAAACAAACAGCTAAAGCACTTGTTAAAAATTTAACTAAGGCTGCTACGGGTAGACAGTTCGGTGATACAGCAAAAGATATTGCATTGAAGGCTGCAGCTAGAAAGAAGGGAAAGGATTCGGGCGATAAAGTAGTTAGTGAAGGAGTACAAGAAGCAATCAAGGCTTATAACAAAGCGATAGCTAATAAAACTTTCCGTAAAGCAGCACCATTCCCGCCTTTATTTTTAACGGCTGCAAATAGAAGTGCGGGTAATACTTACGCTACTATATATGCAGCACAACCAGACTCCTTAACACACGAAGAAAAGCACGACGCTGCTTTGGGTTATGCGATGATGGGGGGTACTGTGACAGGACTACTTACGACTGCGTTTATGGGTATAGGTTTAGGAGGTTTTGAACAAGCATTTCTTAGAGGCATGACTTACAAAGGTATGACATCGGGGATGTCAAAGATACTAAACTTAGACATAAGAGGTTATGGGTCATCTAAAGTAAGGGAAGTAATAGGTAGTACTATTGAAAAACAAATGAAGACGGCTACTAAAAACTCTGCTTTTTTGAGGCAGTTCGGTATTCCTGCAGCTAGTGAAGCTGCTGAAGAAGGTCTTGATGAATTTATACAAACATTCATTACGGATGCTGCCCTTAATGAAAACACGCCAATGATAGATCGGATGATGGTTGGACTACATGCTGCCTCTTTAGGGGGTGCTATGGGTGGGGGTGTTGTAGGTGTTCAGAATATGTTTGATAAAGGCACAGGAGCCCGTTACGAAAGGTTTCAACAAGAAACAATAGATAACATTATAAAAAACTTAGGAGAAACAGGCTCTCCTTTAACACAAGCGTTTTTCGAAGAAAACAAAGAACAGTTATCAAGGCAGTTAAGTACTGCTGCTAGATCAAGAGAGCCTATTGTAATACCTACTCCACAAGAGGTGACAGAAGCCGCTCAGAAAAAAGCGATATCAGAAGTCATTAAATCAGATAGGCAAGAAAGTAACATCGATATACAAAAACTAGAAGAACAGGTACGTAGTAAATTAGAAAAACAATTAATAACTCAAGGAGAGGCAGATGTTATTTTAAAAGAAAGTAAAGCTGAAGAAGTGCGGGAAACGCAAGAAGGTGTTTTAGATGAGGATCTCGAAAGACAATTAGAAGAAGGAAGGCAGAGGGCAATAGAGCAAGAGGAGCAGCTTGTAAAAACTTTCGACACTGTGTGGGGGACAAAAGAAAAATCCATTGAGTTAGGGGAAGGGCTTAGTGCCGATGAGCATTATCAAAGATATCTAGACGCAAGAACTGACGCACAACAAGTTGCCGATTTCTGGGGTATGGAGTCTCGTGTAGATTATAATGAAAAGAATAAAGGATTAGGAGCATACAGAGCAGAGCAGACTGAAGAAGGAATGCGTCTTGTTATAAACCCTTGGGGTCTTGCTAGACTTACGATGGGGTTAAATAAAGCTAATGCACAACACGTCGCTCGATTCGAAGCATCTCATGAGGTTATACACCACGCAGCGTGGAGAAATTTAAGTAAAGCTGAGATAGACATTATATTTTCTGTATTATCTGATACTCAAGTAAACGAGATTATAGACACATACTATAAGACAGATGAGAAAAGACAAGCGGCTCGTAGTCAACTTGGCCCTGACGCTTTGAGTGTAGATCAGCGTAGCATGCAACACGTAATAGTTGATGAGTACTTACGTATGAAGGCACAAAGAATACTTAAAGGGTACACTACAGAAGAAGAGATAGAGTTTTACAAAACCAACCCAAGTTTTGTTCGAGTATTATTACGCTACTTACGTTCTTATATAAATCGTTTTAATGCTATAAGGGAGTTAGATGCTGATAACCCTGTTATATCCGCAGCTATGCACAGACTGACAGGTGAGATGACAAGACTGAAAGGTGGTTTTGAGGTTAGCACTGCGATCAAGTTTGATATTGATGATCCAGAAAACTCTATAAATAAAGTTATAACATATCTCGATGATAAACCGTTCGTTGATCGTGATCCAAATAGGAAGATCGATATGGGTGTGCGGCAAACACAAGAGGGTGAGTTAGATTATAGAGGATCTCATAGAGCCCCCGACAGAGGTTACGGGTCACCAATGAGTGCTATGGATGAAAGTATTTATCCATCTGACTTTTACTCATCTGATGGATTAAGAATTTATGGTACTGGTGGTTCATACGATACGACTAATGACCAGAAGGTATATGATCAAATTGTATCTGTACGTGGAAACCCTGATGCTAAAGTAACTGTATACAGAGGTGTACCATCAAATGTAAAAGGAGGGATTAATGCAGGAGATTGGGTGTCTACGGATCGTGACTATGCTGAAATGCATGGGGCTAGAATGTTTGGTGACAAAGGATATAAAGTATTAACCAAAGAAGTTAAGGCAGGGGAGTTGATCACCGAAGGTAATTCAATTTACGAGTTCGGGTATTCACCTCCAACGGGTGTACGTGAAACTCAAGCGGGAGCTTTCGATATAGATAAAGCTGTCGATAACTTAGATCTTGATGATGCAGCTCAAGTTGAGTCTTTCATAAAGGATACATTAAAGATAAACGACGCAGAGTTTGAACAATTAGGTAAACCTTTTAAATCACTTAAAACAGGTAAACCATCAAATAAACTCGTACTACCTCCTGTCCAGCTTATTAGATTTATTAGATATTTCTTTAACAAAAGGAAAGGTATATACAACTCAACAAGAGAAGCAGTTAGAAAATCTCAAGGCGTTCAGCTTCCTGAACTTACTTTTGACATGTTCGCTCCTACTCCTGCTATGACAGCAGCATTAATTAAGAACGAAAAAGTTTCTAACTGGCATTCAGATATGTCGAACTTTGAGATTCCTGATGGGTATGACACTATTGCATTCGTACCATGTGCTGCGACCAAACCTTGGTGTGATATACAGAGCCCTACGATGCGTGGAAATGTAACATATAAATCATATAACAAAATGAGGAAGGTTACTGATGATGGTGGGGTAAGTAAAAAATATGGTAGGGTATACTACGTAACAATTTCAGAACCTTTAGGAGTTGTGCCTCAAGATTTTTGGCACGACTTCCCTCCGTACGATAACACGGGTTTGTTCTCTGTTAACCCTGTTGATCAGATAGGCCGTATGGAAAGGAAAGTAGCTGTTAAGTTACCTGTAGAAGATGGAGGTATAGGGCAAACTTTTGCACTTCCTTTTGATGTAGCAGCATACAAAGAGAGTATAAATGCGTTAGGTAATGTTATTGCATCTTTTGTTGAAACAAATAAGAAGCAGAATCCAGACTTAAATTTTGTAAGTTTTGTCAGTGATCTTGGTCGTGACAAAGGCTCACATGAAATCATGTTGGATAAAGCCTCAGAGATTCGTGGTGAAAGTGTAGTATCTCCAAATGAAAACTTTAAGAAAAGACGTAACTCAAAAGAAGCTCCTGCTGAAATCATGGAGGAGAAACTTGGGCCATTTAAATATGATGCCGATCTTAAAGTAGATAGGCAGAAGAAGATGGAACAAGTCAGTGCGGCTGCTGGAAGAATACAACCTGTACGTGAAACACAAGCAGGTTCTTTAGAAGGTGTTTATGATAATATAGAAGATGTTCCTCCGATCACATCACAGGTAAACGAGAGGCAAGTTGCTTCTCTTGTGAAAGTAAAAACTGCTAGTGATCTTGACGATCCTGCAGAGCAAGAGATATTTGAGAAGGCGGCATTCCACAAAAATAAAGATAGGTCAGGCATACTCGCTGTAGCTGCCAACCGTTTATTTTCAAAGGATAAATCAAAGAAGATAAATCAAGCAACATATAATGAAATCCGTAACAGAGTATTTCCTTATAAAAATACTGAAGTACCAAAAACCCCAACCGTTAGTAATATACTTAAATTTATTAGTGCCGATAAGAAAACGAAAGATGGTTCTTCTACACATGGGACAGTACCTTATTCACAAGCATATAAATTAATTGGGAGTGAACCTGTATCCATTAGGTTAGACATACCTACTTTTAATGAGTCTATAAAAAAAGGGTCTCCTATTTATGCTGTATCTATAGCAGGGCCAAAAATGAAAGGGCCAAAAGCCTATACAAACTATGCGAGGATAAAACTTAAAGAGATAACACGTTACGAAAAGTCAGCAGCGAGAATAGCTGTAGGACGTAACAAAGGACTTATGGCTTCTACGGAAGGTGAGTTGATGGAGTTCACCCCTGCTCAGTTAAATACTTTCCGTAAAAACTGGGCTAGTGGTAAAGTTGGCCCCAAACAAACAGGAGATAATCGTTGGGTTGAAGTTGCAATAAACCCTCTAAGAAGTTCAGAGTTTGTAGATATAACAAACCCATTAGATCCTGTACCTGTAGTAGGTGGTAGTGAAGCTATCCATATAGGGAACAGAGTGTATATACAAAAACCTGTATGGGGTAGTCGTCCTGACTACGGTAGAGAAGGGGATGTCCGATTCACACAAGAGGGTGGTCTTGAAAGCGGTACATTCGATACGGCTGAAGGTGGTTTAGGTTATGGGGGTTATGCACCTTTGTTTGATTTACCTTTCTTTGAGACTGGTAAATATAGGAAAAAGAAAGATGGCTTATTTGGAAGTTTAGTAAATAAGTTTAGGGGAGACTTAGACCCAAGAATAAGAAGACTTGTAGAACAAAGAAGACAAATACAAGATGCTGTCGAAGCTGATGTTGTTAACTTTAAGAATCAGCTAGATAAAATAATCAAAGAAGATTTTGACGGCAAAGCACCTGTTGCTTTGATACAAGCATTAGTAGGTAGCCGTGAAAACATATCTCCCGAAACAGAACAAGCATATCTTGATTTAATAAAAGGAGTTAAATCCGAATCGAAGATTGCTGAGATAAGAGCTAAGTATGTGCAGGGGAGAAGAAAAGAATTTAGAGATAGGAAGAAAAAAGCTATAAGCGAGTTAGCTAAAATACAAAAGGTTCCTGAAAAAGACTCTAATAAAACAAGACTAGTTAGGCATCTGCTTGGTGGGGAAATAGATGGTAAAAAAGCATTAGGGTTAAGAGCCTTAACTGATGAGTTATCAACAGTTATACGTGGCATCGTAGGGGAGGATAGTGAAATGGGTATTGCTATTGATGACAACTTACAACTGTATCTACACAGAGAGTATAAACTTTTTTCAGATAAAGAATACAGGGATAACATAAGAACAGACTCTAGATATGACACTGTACGGAAAAATGCAGGTGACTTTCTATATAAACAATATAAGACATTCAATAAAGATTGGCGTAACGAAGTTAAAAACTTCCCTACGGTTGCTGAATTTAAAGCGAAGCTCGTAAATGATTATCTCGATTTACATATTAAAAGTGATAGATCGGCATCTAATTTATTTAATAACCTTAAAGACCACGCAAAAAGTATTGTAAGTTTAAACATCGGAGCTTTGAAGAGGCGTAAAAATCCTCCGCAAGAGTTACGGGAATTGTTAGGTCAAGTTGACGATGAGACTGGATATAATGAACTACTGCAAACTTTCTCACATCTTGGTTTAATTGCTTCTCAAATAAACTTCATTAGCAACCTCAAGAAGTTTGGTATGGACACCAAAAAAACAGGAGGACAGCCATTCATTATAGAGGCCGAACTAGACGAAGTGCAGATTGAGGGAGAGGCAGCTACATACAAACCCGCACCTGAAGGTTATAGTATTTTAAAAGTAGCTGCTGGAGCAGACACTAGTATTATTAATACAGCGCCATTTGCAGACGGGAAAACTTATTATGTTCTTACAGAAATGGAACAAGCTGTTTCTGCTATACTTGATCCTAAAGCGAAAGTAACTCAGACCGAAGCCGACAAAGCAAACCAGTTTGTTACAGAAGTAGGAGCTAAGTTAACGGGTCTATCTTTAGGAGCTAAGACATTAGGATCTATTGGATTCTATGTTCGAAACATAGCTTCAAACATTGTTTTCTTTGGGCCGTCTCAAGGATTCTGGAGGTTTGGTAAGATGGGTAAATCATTAGAGAAAGAGTTTGTGCGGAAGAAATACTTATCAATGGCTCCAGAAGAAGTGAGTGCGTTCCATAGAACCATGATCGGGTTAGGGGTTATTGGCAATGAAATAGAAGCTAGACTCTTACAGGACTTTTTAACAAACCCTCGAAGCGAAGCGCAGCTTCAGAAAGAATTGTTGGATAATCTTGCTGGTCTTGAAAGTGAAACAAGTGGAGATAAGAAGGCATTAGATATTAGTGTCATATCAGAGAAAGTAGGTAAAACAAGAGCAGGTAGGTTTGCTCGTAGGTTGAGAGAGCTATCACAAACTGTAGATAGTTTTTATAAGATTGCTTACTTCATGAATGAGCTAGAGGTTTTACAACAAGCTAGATCTAAACACGTTGCTTCAACAGCAGAGAACCAGATTAATTACGGAGATTTGAGCGATGAAGAACTTATGCAGATGGCTGCAGATAAAGTAAAGAAAACTGCACAAAGCTATGATCAAGCCCCACCGTTTGTTCAGAAGTTACAGGGTACATGGTTCGGGGTAATGTTCGCTCCGTTCATCCGATTCAAACTAGAGGTTCCAAGGATTATGCTAAACACAGTTCTCTTAGCGAGGAAAGAAATGGCGGATACTAATCCAGTTATTAGAAAACGAGGTAAGAATAGAATGATTGGATTCACTACCGTGTTAGTAGGGTTCTCCGCAATATCGCAAGTTGTTGTGAATGCCCTCACTGGTATAGGGGACGAAGAGGAAGAAGCTCTTAGAGATTCGATGCCTGAGTATTTAAGAAGCAACTCATTCTTCTACTATACTAAAGGAGGTCAATTAAAATCATTAGATTTAACTTATCTTAACCCATACGCCATGATGGTCGATCCATTCCTACGTTCCTTTGATGAGTTAATGAGGGGTAGTCCAGCAGAAGCGGGAGCCGCTTTCTTTAAAGCGATGGTTGCCGACCAGTATCTCGACCAACAAATACTGGCAGGCGCTGTAACCAGTGCATTAAATAATAGAGATCCAGAGAATGGTAGACCTATTACAGAGGTTAATGACACTGCATGGGAAGCCTTCTCTAAAAAGTTTCAGTTTATTTTTTCAGAGGCTTATGCCCCAAGAACCCTTGAGAAAGTATATAAAGACGGGTTTGTTAAATTGATGGAGGGAGATCCAGACGTATCTGATTTTATCATGACTCCTTTAGGGGCATTAGCTAAAGAGTTCTTACCCCTTAGACCATATGACATAGTACCTGAACAACAGCTTGATCGGTTCCTGTCAGAAAGAGCAGGTGAATATCGTAGAGCAGCAGCACTTAAAAACCGTATGTATACAGATGACTCGATATCAGAAGATGCTGTAAGAGGTATGGCTGATACGGAGATTGAAAGACGTAGACGTATTAATGAACATTTAATTAGAGCATTTAGAGGATTCAAGAAGTTAGGTCTTACTGATGAGCAGATATACTCTCAAGCAATAGAGCGTGGGTATGGTAAACGTCGAGTCGCTTTACTCCTAAATGGTTTGATGGAGCGTCCCGCTTTGCAGACTCCGTTCATCCGTAACATGGCAGTCAAAGGGGATACTCATATTGAAAGATTGCGTACCTTTAATAACCAACTCGAAACTTACGGACGTTACATTCCTGTAGAGTAGAAACAACTAACCCCACCCCTACAGACAGAAAGAAGAAAAGAGCTGTAAGAGCGGGGCGTTGTTTTGGTAAAAGACAATCAAGATGAAAGGGGAATACCTACAAACCTTTCATCTATCATGTCAGCGTATCGACGGGGCGATAAAATTTTCTTCATTAAAAAGTAGCCTTCATCTGAAACATGTAGCGATGCATTAAAGAATCATATGTCGATTCAGCATCTGCACGATTCGTTCCCCAATACAATGTCGTTGGGCTTTGCTTATCACGCTCACCATACACATGGTAGTTTGGAATCGGCTCATCAGATTGTGTCATTAGTATCCTCTCAAAAGGAGGTCGGTCAGGCTTACAATATTTTTTAATAAACATCTTACTCTTCCTGTGTGTTTTCAACTTTAGCTTTTATTTTATCGATAGCACTACTTACTTCATCATGCTCAAGTAAAGATTTAACTTTGCGTTCTGCCCCTCTGACAGTACTAAAATGTCTGCCAAACATTGCACCGATTGTCTTCAACGGGATGCCGTACTGTTTCGCTATGTACATTCCTAAGTGTCTCCAGTCAGCGATTGTACCTCCCGATACATCGGACGATAGGTCATCAGAAGTAAATCCCGATAGATCTGTAATGGCGTTAAGTACTGTTTGTGGTTCTACTTTTTTTACTAGTTTCATTCTGTTGGTTTGTATTGGTCTGAGATTTTAAAAGGCAGACCCTCCCCTATGAGAGGAGGATCTGTTGGGAGGATGGGGAAAATTCTTACTGTTTCTTTTAGGATGTTTCCGTCATCATCCGTCTGTGCGTCTATAATAATAGGAGCGCCTTTGGGTCGGATCTGTCTTATTATATTCATTTTGGATATCTAATTATAATTGATATAAATGTATGGGTCAAACAAATAAATGATTACTCATTTTGGTTTTCTATTATTGCAGTATCAGGTTCGTTCTTGTTGGCTTCCCATTCAGCGAGCTTGATCATGTCATCAATAGCAGCAAGTACAGCGACCTTCTCTTTATAGTCCCTGTTCGATACAGCGACTTTAGATTTCACTTCAGCAGCAGTCATATAAACCTCGCCAATGTTCTTAGGCTTGATAGGTTCATCTAACTTAGTTGATTGTTTTAGTAATGATTTAAGAGGGAGCGATGTACCCTTGCCCCTTGTTCCCTTCTCACGGAAAGTGATTGATGGTTCAGGGTCAGGTGTCAATGATACATGGTACATGGTTCCATCGATCTCTGCTTCTCTTGTTATTTGTTTCTCTAGTTTAGTTGCCATTTTCTTTATTATGTTTTTTAGTTTTTATTTTATCCCACGTCGCCTGTTCAGTTAAGTGGGTTATGTTTGTTGCGGGATGTATGTTGTCAGCCTCTTCTTCTTGTAACCATTTCAGTGCATGCTCTACTGCTGCTCTATAGCCAGAGCATCGCATACGCATCTTGATTAAGTGTAGTTCAAGCTCTCTATACTTTTCCTCCCAATCAATTTTCATCTATATATTTTGCTTATTTGTTCTTTAACTTCGGATAACCTTTCGAGTATATCTTTCTTTTCTTCTCTGTACATTGATCCTGTTGCAAGGAACTTCAGATCCCATTCTATATTTCCGAGTGCTGCTATGATATGGAAGTTAGTGTTCTGGCTTGGGTTATCTACATGCGTTATGGTCTCAACATGTTCAATAGCTTCGCTCATCGTTTCCGAATCAGCGATGTTGTGTATCCGCTGTACTAGTGCTGATGTTAATCCGTCTTCGGACACATCCCAAGGATCTTTATGTGTAGTCGTGACACTAAACATAATGCTGTAGTCGTGTGTGTATGTGGTCATTTATTTTATTTTTAAGTTATTGGTTTTAGATTTCTGAAGTAGTTTGGTCTTGTTGATGGAGTGTAGGAACAAGACATTCCATACTCATATATTCTTTCAACATCCAATGATTCATCGGGCGGTTCCGTGTTGGTGCAGAACTTATGATTCTGCTCACGATATTGGGAGACCATATTGAGTGGCATGAGTAGGGAATATTTATCCTCGTACTTAGGCTTATCTTTATAACACCTCTCCCACTGCTTGCGATCTTGTTCCTCCCGCTCCTCTTTTAGTTTCTTATCTAACGCTTCTTGTTCTTTCTTCTCTTGCTTTTCCCTTATAGCTTGTTCTTTCTTTTTGTTTATTTCATTTACACGTTCATTGATTACCTCTTGGTGTTCCCCCATGTGATCCATAGCGGCTATGATTTGTCTCGTGTATAAACGTACAGTCTCTCGCTCTTCATCTGATTCTAAATTTTCGTAAGCAAAGTAGTATTGGCTAAGTGACTGTCCCGCTCTTTCAAACCTACGCCAGTCGATATGATGCAGTTTATGTGAGTTACGTATAGCGTTTGCTCTGCTAAGATATTCACACGCTTTTGCTTCAAGACCTTTAAGAAAAGGGATTGAGTTATCTTCGCTCATCTTTGTCTCTCCTTTCTGTAGCGGCTGCAAAGAATTTAAGTACTAGTACTATTAAGAATAGCCATATAATTATTCCTGCTATAATCATCATTTTGTTTCCTCCTTTATGTAACTGTTCCATTCTGACATCTCTTCAAACTTATAGATTAAATCATCAATAACATCTCCGATGGTAAAGCCAGAGCCGTCATTATCTTTTGGTTCATCTATTAACTTACGTAGTTCTAAGAATTGTTTAATGTCGTTTAAATCGCACAGCGTTTCTGATATATCCATTTTATTATTTTGTTTTTATGTTTTTGGTTTTAATTGTTCTTTGTTTAGCATTACCGAAAGGTTTGTCGGTGACATATCTTTCCTTATACCCAAAGTTGAATTTGAAAGACGGATCTCTGACAACCCATATGTGATACTGGTTTGCAGAATCTACTAACCGACTCTCTGCAGGGTATAGTTCAACGCCCTCGTTCTCCTCTCCGACTAACTGATTCTTGATCTCTTGAAAGTCTCGCCAGTCTTTCATGACTCCACGATCATGCCTCTTGATTGAGAGGTGGATGACATCCGATGAGGGATCATCAGTAACAGCGACTTGATACTTATCGTTAGTATATATTTTCTGACTGTCCACTATGTCCTTAACCCACTCTCTCACTTTGTATTCAACGAGATGTCTTTCTGAAGCGCAGAATAGTTTAACATAATACTCGTCACCATTATCGTAGGCATCAAGGTGTTGTCTAACTAAATTATCAACTTCACTTTGTTGTATGTATTGTTGTATTAGTTTTTTCATATCTTCTTATCTAGTTTTTATATTTGTTATGCAGCGATACCTGCGTTGCTTGGCGCAGCATCGATTGCCTCACCGATTGTGTAGTGTTTAGATTCTAATCCGTATGATACCCACAGCACTGGATAAGGCTGCTCTTGTAAGTTCCTTAGATCATTACTATAACCATCAGTTAAGTACACTAACCCATCACAGAATGGTTCGTTCTCTTTGACCCACTCGAATGCGGGATGGAATCTTGTACCACCACCGACTTTGATTTTAGTTGGAGCTTGATCACCTGAGTATAACTCATACACGTCTCGCACCTGAGAGGATACAGATAGGATGACCATCTTCTCAGGTCTCATATTATCGAGGAACTCTTGTGCAAGGATCAATAGATCAGATGTCAGTTGTTCATCCATCGACCAACTACTGTCGATGACGTAGACGATTGTACCGCAACCATCACGACCACGACCTGCAGTGCATAGCCCATTGGTTGCGTTGAAGATCGGTGCGTTGAATGGTCGTGTCCATCCATCTGCAACACGAGCGGTGTTCCATTCCATGACATACTTTTTCCAATCCATGTATGACCGCTGCGACTTCTGATCCTTGACACTTCTCATGGTGTCACTCAAGCCCATGTCACTTGATGTTGATGCAAACTCAGCTTGCTTGATCACCTGATCTGAGATCTGGTCAATCTCCTCAAGCACCTCCTCAAGTGTCTCACCCTCCTCAAGGTGTGGCTCGTCAGGTAAATCATCAGCACCCTGCCCGACCCAATCATCACCTAAGATTTCTTTGTCGGTTGGTTTAGGTGTGCCTCCTGTAGCATCACCCTCTTGATCTCCGTCACCATCGCCATCGTCAGTGCTATCGCCATCACTATCTGATTCACTTGTATCTTGATTAGTGTCAGCATCCTCATCGCATGGCTCGTCACCACCATCGGATGACTGTGGATCATCACCATCCTGCTCACCATCCTGTTGATCATCGTCCTCTGCTCCCTGCTCATCGTCCATTTTAGATTGTCCATTGTTCTCGTCTTTAGCAAGCTCGATGACAATATTCTCCGTACTCATGTTATCGAATCGGATGTCACAGCATGACCCTTCGATCATCGGTAACAGCTTCGCATTCTGTTTGAGTATGAGTAGATTATCTGCATGGTCAGCAGCGATGTTGACTAGACGCTTACGCTTCATGAACTCATTCAGCACATGAGCGGGGGCATCATCTTCTGGTATAGTACCCATCAACTTGAAGAGTCTGGATATACCCAACATCACATGACCTGATTCGTGAGCTAGTAGGAATGCAAGGAATCCAACTGGATCACTGGTCTGTTCTATCTTATCTAATACACCATACGGATTGAGCCGTAGGTATCTACCATCCGTCTGTCCATATGGAGTCTGATATGTCCATACCCATTTGAGTAGTGTCAAGGCACTGTAGTAAGGGTATAACTCTTCAGTTGTCTCTAGCCTACGAAATGCTTTGGCTAGTGTGCTATCTCCGTAGTGATCAAACACAATCGGATCGCCTTCTTGTATGTCTTCTATATTTGGTATCATAGTATTCTATTTTTTAGTTAATGGTTTAGTTAACAACTCAGTTGTTAAAGTCCTTTCAGTTCTGCATTCTTAGGATGCTCTTTCAATGGGATGCCTACGTTGATCGCTGCATGATATCCTGCTCTCGCAATCTCCTTAGTAGCGGGTAGTAGGAATCTATCAACGAACCAATCTACATCACCTGCAGACACAGCCGTTCCTCTGTCCCTGCCTCGACTCTCAAGGTCAGTTAGCTCATAGTCCATGATCCGTAGTGCAGCGTGGATCATCTTGAACTGATCAGTAGGTTTGTCTGATAAGTCCATGTCGCCTTTACGTACAGCATCAAGGTCATCGAGCAGACCTGTTGAGCTGTTGATGTATGCGATACAATCACGAGCTGTAGTGTCACCGACCTTAGATTGCAGTGTCAGCTTGAGATGCTTGTTGAACTCAGACTTACTAAGCTCAAGGTTGTTCTCAATATAGCTGATCTGTTTAGCAGCACTCGCCCATGATCTCGGAGTTGGATGCGGTGATCCATCCCAAGGCTGTGGGATAGATGGAGCGAAGCGGTTACCATTCTCCAACTTAGCGTTGAACTGTAGGTACTCAACGACTGGTGAGAACTTACTCCACGCAAACTCAGATGCCCAACTCAACCATGAGTTGATATCTGCTTTTAATATAAACTGATTACCACGATTCACTATCGGGGCATCCAGTACTGCAGAGCGTGATCCATCCTCACGTCGGTTACCTGTCACGAGTATCTTGACATTCTCGCCAAGCCTATGCGAGCCGATCTTAGACTCACCATCTGGATCGATAGTACTACGTACCAACGATCTTGTATCGGCTGCCCACTCTGGCATCTCATCGAAGACTAGCAAGCAAGGAGTATCTTCCATGCCAAGTCTCTCAAGAAGTGCTGCCGTCGGTATACCCTCTGGCTCTGAGAATGACATGAGATCCTCACCATTCGCACCCTTCTTCAAGACCCCATAACCTGTGATCTCAAGAGGTGATGCACCAGTGTAGTTACACTTGTACACCTTTACAGTTTCATCGGTAACTCCGTAGAGTTTAGCGATAGCCTTAGTTACTGAGGCATTGGCAAGAGCTGTCTTGCCTGTACCTCCTGATCCCAAGAGAATCATTACTGAGTCTCCTGATGAGTATACGATCTCAGCTTGTGTTTGTACGTCGCTGAATTTGATTTCTGGTGTTTCGGTATTCATTGTATTTTATTTAGTTTTTTAGTTAATGGTTTAGTTAACAACTGAGTTGTTAAGATTAGAGTCCACAGATAGCAAGCCTACTAGCTGTGCGTTCTGCTTGGTTGTACACATCCTCGATTGCAGTAGCAGCGAGCTTTCTTGTCGCTGATCCTGTCTTACCTAAGTGATCACGTTGGATGCTGCCGACCTCTTGAAGATCCCTGACAATATCATTGATGACATCGAACTCGAACCAGTTCAATTCCTTCAACTCTGCAGAGGCTTCTTTCAATTCATCGAATGTCTTCTGATGGAGACGCTCACCCTTAGTCACTTTCTTAATAGCTTCTTTAAGTTTCTTCATAGCAGGTTCCAATACTTTAGAATGGTTCCTTGCCATCACATCGATGCGTGTCTTCTCAGATTGAGCAATCACTTTGTTAGCTACTTCCTCTGTCATACCATCGAAGATAGTACCCTTCTTGATTGCCATCGGTGCAGCCGACCATGATACAGCGATCTTGAATTCTCCTAAGAACTCCTCGCCATTGTGAGGTACGTTGACCTCGTGGATGTTATCGCCCAAGCCTTCGATTGATTCAGCACGTATGGTATCCCACTCTCTCAAAGCCTCCACTCGTAGATTATCGAGTTGTCTTGACATATCATCAATCATTGCTTGTATCTCAGCAACCTTGTCAGTTGATACAATACGTACCCCACGCACATCGCTTGGATGCGTACCTATCTTATAGTTCATCTGAGCCTGTTGCACGACACTAAGCATCTTGCCAAGAGAGTTGTTACGAGTCTCAAGAACTGTAGCTGAAGCTCTTACTCTGCCCTTCTTAGCATTGGTGTCCTTAACCACTTCTTTAGTCTTACCTTTAAGGGTAGCACTAAAGCCTGTCGGTTTACTACCTGCCCAAGTGACTTGGACAGTATTATTCAAGACTGTAAGGATCTCACTTTTAGCAAGACCTGCTTTGATTTCTTTATCGTTGTATTGGTTTATTGTATTCATTATTTAGTTTATTTAGTTTGTTATTGTACATTATAATAGATTATTAGAATAATGCAAGTATTATTTTCTTTTATATGTTTATGTTTTAGTTAACAACTCAGTTGTTAAATGATTTGTTAAATGATTTTATAGCATCCAGATCGTCACCATCCGCATCAATTTCTGCATCAGTTACTTCGATGTCATCAAGACCGAGTTCATCTGCAAGATCAGAAGGGCTATAACCTTCCACGATTTCTTTAGCTTCCTCCTCTGATTCAGCTTCAACCAATACGGAGTCTTCAACCACTACAGAGACCCTGTAAAACTTCTTGATTGGTTCGAACTGATGTACAGTATATTCACTGTCCCCTACCCTCACCACTCTCCAAAGGAATGATGACCAGTAAGGTGCTCTTGGCGATTCGTAGGAATCAAATACATGAAACCCATTTGATGGTGGTAAGAATCCTCCTACCTTTTCTACGAATGAGTGAGGAATTTTTTCAAGTTCCTCCTCTGGTACTGTATTACTCCAAGAGCCTCCGCACTTTTCGAATTTGTATTCTGCTATTAATTTAAATGTATCTTCATTGAAGATATCTGTTGTTACTTCTACTTTCATTTTTTATTTTATTAGTTTGTTATTTTATATTCAGCTTAACAACTCAGTTGTTAAACTCTGATCTTCTTTACTCCTGTTATTTCGTTCTCATGTGATGAGTCTGGATGATTCTTGATAAAGCTGTAGAATATTTGTTCAGCTTCTTTGTAGGAATCACAGCTCCATCCGTCCACGTAAACAGCCTCAACTGTCTCGCCCTTCTCATCTATAGTATCGAGTCTCCAATCTACATCGAAGACTCCGTATCCATCACCCTCTCGTAGAGTGATCCAATGGTGTAATTTATTTTTTATCATAGGTATTATTTAGTTTGTATGTTAATAAGTTAACAACTCAGTTGTTAAAGTTTTGTTCTGTATGGTTCGGTTAATATGTGTAAGGCTGCTAAGTATTTAGGTACAAGCTGCCCCTCTGGAAAGGTTGAGAAGTTATCCATCAGGTCAGCGATCTTCACTTCTCTTGCGATGTTACCTGCCTCACCTTCTGCACTGTGAATCCTCATGATGTAGTTGTGATAACTTTCATCCTCCCCTTGCGTCAGTAGATCGACCGCATCAATGGTGTCTTGTCTGAGTCCTACTACATAGGCGAGTTCATGTGATGACATGACTGTATCCTCCAGAATATCATGCAGTGCTGCTGCAGCTCTGGATCTATAGCTCACCGCATTGGTTACTCGTAGGATATGGGTGTCGAAGTACGGCTTACCCATATCTGTGCCGACGGCACGTAGTTGTCCGTCATGGTATTGCTTTGCAAGTTGCAAGGCTATCTTAGTTTCTTTTATATATGTTGGCTTCATTACTTGGTTTGTTTATAAGTTCATTAAACACGGGGTTATTAAAATACTCCTCGATGTCTATTGCTATGTACCCCTCATCCTTTGCGTTGGATGGGTTTACCAATGGCTCATGATCCCATGAGACCACGATCTCTTTTGAGTGAACGCTGTTATTCCTCTCATGTAAATAAGCTGTCAAGAATGCGACCGCATCCGCATACCGCTGTGACTCTGTGGAGATGAGGTATTGCTCACCACCCTTGAACTTCCAATGAGCTTGCCCATCAGAAAACTTTCCACTACCAGAGTGTGCTCCGTAGTTTTCCATATATTGTGTTGTTATAACGTAGTAGTATTTCATTTATCTATTTTGTTTATAAGTTAATTAAGGTTGCATGCACCATGCACCATTTAACAACTCAGTTGTTAATGGCACATGGCACATGGTTCACCTAACAATTCAACCAGTGTTGAAATTAGCTGACCACTTTTATTAGGTCATTGATATCTATCCATGCTCGTGTTCGCTTGCCCTCGTACGATATGACTAGCTCGACCTCATTGTTCTCGAAACAAGTATCGTAAACTATTCCTTTGTCTTTCTCTCCGTATCCATTCCTCCAATAGACTCGTGATCCATTGCCTAGCATATTGTATTCATCTTTTGATATTCTCATGATGGTATTCCTTTCTTGTTTGTATGTTAATAAGTTAACAACTCAGTTGTTAATTAGTGCAAAGGCGAGGCCCATGTTATTAATTCCAACGCTAGTTGTTCGGTGTTCATTGTTCGGGTCATTCTTTTCCGACTTCCATGACTCCCATTCATCGGCTGATGCTTTGTCTATAGTTTTCTGGGCCTTCTCTCCTGAGTTAGATGGTCTGGTGGTTACGTTTGTATCCATTGGTATTCCTTTCTTGTTTGTATGTTAATAAGTTAACAACTCAGTTGTTAATTAAGTATGTCCCCTGCGTAGCCGTAGAATATATCCCCAGTCCTCACACTGTGGAGTAACTCTTTGAATGACATGAGTCCACAGGAGTAGTGCCAATGCTTCCGATAGAACTCGACCCTTTCTTTTGGAGAGTAGTAGTTCTTCCACGCCTCTTGAGCCTCAGACTCTTCAAGCTCACAGAAGTGTTCTTCATCTATGATAGGGTAATCTTTTAGTTCACCCATAATCTCATTCGCTTTTCTCAAAGCATCATGAGCATCTTTATGTATGTAGATAGTCTCTATCCACCCACAAGCCCAATGACTCGCACTCGTAACGATCACCATCTCAGGATCTTCACCGCCTATCGCCTCCAATCCTTTGGTGAAGTTGGATCGTTGCAATGCATCACTGTCTCTAATCTGTGACAAGAATACGTAATGATCCTCCCATGTTTCTCCGATATAATTCTGTGGACGTGTCCACAATTCTAAGTGTTCTAGTTCACTCATTTTATTTTATTCCTTTCTTGTTTGTATATTAATAAGTTAACAACTCAGTTGTTAACAACTCAGTTGTTAAAGTTTTTTAGATTCCCATTCTGCTATGTCCTCATATATAGGAGTACACACTTCTTTGATTGCTTCCAATTCAGCCCTTACCTTTTCCGCCTTCAATATTTTATAGTCCACTTTTAGCTTTCTATATTTATCTTCCCATAGATCCCTAGCTCTGGTCATGGAATCGTGTAGTTCTTCCAACTCTTCAAGACGGAAAAACTTTTCGGTGTAGTGCTTTCTTAAAAGCTGGTAGTCGGCTTCCCTCCTACTCAGTTGTTTGTTTGCAATAATTGCCTCAGCTACTGGTAAGCCTATGCAGATTATTATAGCTATTGATATAGCGAATATAGTCATTTTATTTTCTTGGTTTATTTGTTATTAATTTAACAACTCAGTTGTTAACAACTCAGTTGTTAAGGATTGAAATTTTAGATCTATGCCTTTACCCCAGTCCATCTGATAATCTGATCAAAAGACTCATACCCCAAAGCTGCATATAGAATGCTCTCCATTGTCTCAAAAGTATATCCGTTTATACTCGTAACAATTTGTAAGGTCTCCTCACTTATCCCTAATTCTCTTAGAGTATCCCATGCTTTTTTCTTATCTCTCATATTGCTATTTTATGTTTATTGTTTTTATTTGTTATTAATTTAACAACTCAGTTGTTAACAACTCAGCTTTTATTTTGTAAGAGCTTCAATGATTTTGTTCTGCATTCTGATTTTTGCTCGTGCTTTTTTTAGTTTTTCTTCAAGAGCTACTATTTCAAATTCCAGTTCAGTTTCTTTAGTGTATTCGATATCAATTTTTCTATTATAGAAAACCTCTTCATTTTCTACATATCTTTTAAGCATATCTGTTTTCATATGTTTTATTATTTGTTATTTACTTCTTATTATTATTATTATTATTGTTAACAACTCAGTTGTTAAGATGTTCAATTAAGAATTGAAGGATGCACCATTGCCAAGGATTAGTTGACAATGGTGCAATGTTCAATACTCACTTGATAAGTGATAAGTTAACAACTCAGTTGTTAACTCTTATCTAATTCTGTGACAATCTCATTTATAAGATCGACAGCTTTGGCTTGTTCATCGGTAGATGCAGCTTTGAACAACTTCGCAATCTGCTCTGCAGTCACAGGCTTCTTTTCTTTATCTGCTTTTTTCTTGTTAACAAGAACTGCTTTAGTTGTAGCTTCAGCTATTTTGATATATCCGACAGATACCTTGTTAAGAGTCTTAGTAATACCTGCGTCCTTTCTAGTTGTTTTCATCTTATGACCTCTACTTGTGAGGATCTTAGATATATTCTGTTGTGAAGTATTACCATTTTTAACCAATGGTTTAGTAATGTCTTGGATAGTTTTATAGATTACAGGACTAGGAATTTTTGCTTTCTCCATTACCTCAATCTTTTCGACTAGTACCTCTTTAAGTGTCAGAGTCGCTTTATAAACTGCCTCAATGAAGGCATCCCTCACTGTTAACAACTCAGTTGTAACATTTTCTAGAACTGTCTTTTGATCTGCAGTTAATTCGATTGCATTCTTCTTATTTGCTTTTTTAGCCATTTTATTTCTTTCTATTTTTTAATGTTTTATTGTTAGGTTTTTTCCATTGTTTTCAATGGTCAGAATCTTAACAACTTAGTTGTTAAAACTCAGACCATTGCACTATTGGCGGTATTCTTGCCAATAGTGCAATGGATAATTGCCAAGCTCATACCTCATAAATATGAACCGTGATACCTTAGTATGCTTCAATCCGTTGAGACCAGTTGTAATTTTAAATTGCTTGGTTAGCCATAATTTAAAACCAATATAAAATAATCATATGAGCTAAATAACTTTGAAACGTGATTAAGGTACATCCGAAAAATCGGTCTGGTCTGCGTGAATACATAGGGACGAAAAGATTTGCTAAATCGTATTCGCTTTTTTTGCACCCTCTAAAATGTTCAATCCTACTTAAGGCATTCAACAGGTGCTAGTAATTTAAACTGGTTGCAGCGCGCAATTTTTTGGCGGCTCGATATTACTCCTAAATTCATATTTGTGTTAACTACCATTTTTTAAGCTATGCCTCAGAGTAAACGGATTGGACGTTTATCCTTTACGGATTTTAAACTGCTCCCCACAGATTCCGCTCTGTAATTTTCTTAAAACTGTTAACAAGGCTTTTACTGCTAAAATACTTTATTCGCTATCAGTCGATCTTAGTTGGTCACCCCTAAGCGGGCTATACTGTCAAAAATCAAAATTCTCACTGTCACTGAGCTAGGGTAATTTTTCCCCTACATCACTTAACCAATAAGTTAAAAAATGAAATAACACAAGCAAATGTTTCATTATTTTTCATAATTAATCATAACAATTTAGTTGTTAGTTGTAAGTTGTTAATGGTTAATGAGTTATGAGAACATTGAAAATAATGATGATCTTCTATAAATCATCATAAGGATCTAAAAATTAGACTAGCAGAACAACAAAATATCCTAACAACTTTCCAAGAATTTTTGAAAAGTGTTATATCGTCGTAAATGAAATAAGGTATATTACCCCCATATCAGCTTGTAACGCCATATGAGCCATTTATGGGCCATTATGAGGATATTGTAGTGAGTATAGATAATTATGGTAATTATAACAACTTAGTTGTTAATTGATAATCGTGAATTGTTCATTATTCAGTTGAGCAGATCAATGGCAACACCAAACTTTAAACAGAGTTTAGCAATTCACAATGTGCCATTATCAGCAAATCTGGAAAGTAAACAATGATTAACTATCAATAGATCATAGCTAATTGACCGCCACGCCACCCCCCACCCCCGATGTTTTTTTTTGCGAGCCGCCCCGTATATATGTGTGTATAAGAAAAAATTTGACTAAATATCTATCGCTCGATATAAAGGGGTATGCCGAATATAAAAAAGCAGGAATATTACAGGAAAAACAAGGAAAAAAGGCTCAAGTATCAGCGAGATTACTACGAGCTAAATAAGGAGCGAATCAAGAAAAATCGAGTCGATAGAATGACCAACGAGCCCGATAGAATGGACAAGGAGCGGTCTTACAACAAAGAATACTACAAGAAGAATAAGGAGCGGATCATGGCCCGTCGTAAGGCTAAAGAGCGGAAATGAAAGTCGCTCACGATTTACCGTTCATTATCCATGATTCGGAGTTCAGTGTGCGGCTACGTGAGCGGGGTAACATATCGTCAAAGTAAATAATAATGAATACTAAATTTACGTGTAGAAGTAAGTTGAAAACTTTTTTAAAAAGCTGTATGTAGTTTCATGCAATTAGAATTATTGTTATGAAAGATTATGAAAAAAAGATACAGTTTCATGCAATTTTTATTTTATACTGTAAAAATAGGTATTTAGAGAGGTTCAAAAAAATGCATGAAACTGCATTCAGAATATAAAAAAGTTTTATACTAGCTATGTTTAATTAATCATTATAAAGTCAATTTTTTTCTCATCATTATGGAAGCACAAACCAAGTACAAAATAACAGACATAAAACTAAAACGTAAAAGAATACCACAAGCCTTAAAATACGAAGTTGATGAATGCGGATTCGTATATCGTGGGCCTAAGAAACTCGCTATGAATTTCCGTTCAGGTAAGTGGTATACCCAACTTAGAGGGAACGACGGTAAGAACTACACTGTAGATTCTGAAAAACTCACCCGCCAGATATTCGGAGACAAGGAGCTAGAGTTCAGTCGAGAAGATGTTCTGACCAAACTGCAAGCTCGACCAATAGAAGAGTTCCCTCGTTACGCTGTTACGAGCTACGGGGCTGTTTACTGTATTGACCCCCCTAAGAGAGGCTCACGAGCAGGTCAGCGGTATCTACTTAGTGAGAAGTTACATAACGGTAAAAGGTATGTAACGGTGTACCATGCAGATGGCCGACGAAGAACCCGCCAAGTAGAACATCTAGTTCGTGACACATGGGGATATTAAGTATTTGTTTTTCAAGTAAAAAGAATTATTTTATTTGATATACATGTACAAAGACAATGCAGCTATCAAAGCCCTTGATGGACTAGGGAGCTTAGACGAAAAAGGTAAAGCAGTTAAAAGTAGACTAAAGGATGTTAAGAGCGCACTTAACATCTTCAACGGTTTACGTGGGGCTGACGAAGCATCATCAATTAACCGTGCTCGCATCGACGCAATGTTTGACGGAGCCAACCCGTACAACCAAGCGCATCTTGCGTCTAGTGGTCAGGGACTAAAGACAAATCTCAACTTCGGAGAAGCCCAACGGCTACTCGATATTTCTCTATCCGCATACGTAGACTTATATTCTTCATTAGAAAAACTCGTAGAGGTTAAGTCATCTAAAGGTAATGCCTCTGAAGTTATGCAGCTCGAAGATATTGTATCTGAGGAGATTACTCATTTACTTCGATGCTGGCCTGAGTTTCATTCACACTACCTCCGCTTATGTACCACGTTCATTAAACACGGAGTAGCTGTCGCTTACTTCGACACACCTGACGATTGGAAATTTAGAGTGGGCGGTTTTGCCGACATCCTGATCCCTCGTCAAACACCATCGTCAGAGAACATGATCGATGTTGCGGTGGGTCGTCGAGAATACCATCTACACGAACTTTACGCTTTCATTAAAAACGAGAAGGCGGCTACACAAGTTGGTTGGGATGTTAAAGAGATGAAGCGTGTCATCATGAAATGTGCTAAGACCAGTGGTCGTAGCAAGAACACGACTTACAGTGATTGGGAATCACTACAGTCAGAAATGAAAAATAATGACATTTATGCGGGGCATCAAAATCCTACTATATCTGTATTACATTTTTGGGTGAGGGAGATGGATGGATCTATTTCGCATTACATATGTAGTGAGAAAGATCCTAAAAACTTTTTATATAAAAAGATTTCTCGTTACGAGAGGCCAGAGCATGCATACGTAATGTTTACGTATGGTGTAGGATCGAATGGTACATACCATTCCATTCGGGGGTTGGGCCATCGTATATTCAACCATATACAAACAAGTAATAGGCTGCGATGCCAAATGATAGATGGCGCAATGTTAGGGTCGGCAGTTATGATCCAACCAGAGAACCAGAGGGCGCTAGATGAATTAGGGTTCACTTACTACGGAGCATATGCCGTACTCTCCCCGAATGTAAATATAATCGAGAAAGCTGTACCTAATCTAAGTACTGCAGTGCAGCCCGCACTGACTGATATCTCAAATCAACTCGCATTGAACACTGACACCGTAAGTACATACGGGCCACAGCAGAGTTCACCATACAGAAACCAGATGCAGGTTGTTGCTGACATGGATGTACAAACCAGATTGTCAGGTGCATCATTGAATCTGTTCTATGCATCATGGAATCGTTTACTACGAGAAGTTGTCAGACGTATCATAACAACGAAGAAGCCTGATGGCATGTTGAAAGACTTCTATGATCGATGTGCAATGAGAGGTGTACCAGAGTCATTTATCCGTTCACTCGATACCATGAGAACCAAAGCTGTCCGTTCAATCGGAAATGGTTCATATGCTAACAGATTGGTTGCTCTTAAAGAATTGCAAGCGATCAGTGGTTCATTTGATGATGTAGGTAGGCGTAACCTGACTCGTGACATTGTATCAACTAGAGTGGGTCATGATTTAGCTGACCGTTATGCACCGCAGCAAGAAGAGCCTAGAGGAACTTACCATAACAAGATAGCCATGTTTGAGAACAATGAGCTAAAAGAAGGTAAGCCTGTTATGGTTATGGATGAAGAATTGCACAGTGTACACTTGTCAATTCATATCCCAGAACTCAGTAAATTAATCGAAGAGTTGAATCAAGGTGTTGCTGACCCTGTACAATCTTTACCCGCACTACAAGTCTTTTATCAGCATATAGCTGAAACAGTTCAGTTTATAGCGGCTGACCCTAATGCTGGCCCTTTGATAAGTTCAGCAAAACAAGTCTTGAACTTCGCAGAGGAGATGATAAATAATACTTCTAAGCAGGTGCAGAAGATGCAGCGTGAAGCAATGGAACAGCAGCTACAAGCTGAAGGACAAACAAGGGAAGACCCAACATTGCAGATGAAGATGCAGGAACACCAGATGAAACTAGAAATGGCGAGACAAAAAGCAGAACTAGACATGGAGCTAAAACAAGCTAAGTTCCAGCAGGAGCAAGCCATAGAAGATGCAAAAACAGTAGCAAAGCTCCGTGAAAACTAGCATAAATGTCAAAGAAACAATATATTCCTATCCCCGTTGATAGGTTTCGAAAAGATGTCAAAAGAGTCACTGCCTTGCGAAAAATCGTGGAAGATCCGATACACGAAGAGGCAGCAGCGACGCTTAAAGAAGCAGCCTCTCCAACTTTCGGCAGCATCACCCCCGATGGTTCTGTCAACGCAACAAGGCTTGCCTACTATGCTGGCTATTGTGATGCTTTTAGAGATTTACGAAAACTAACCGTTATACAACCAGATAAACCAAACAGACCTGAAGAATGGACGCACATACAGCCGTAGCAGAAACACCCGCTCAAGAGACACCCGAAATTGCCCCAGAAAACGCTGTAGAGAATATTCCTGCAGTGACACAGCCAGAAGAGGCTCCGAGCTTCACTGATGCCCTTGAAGCGGCTTTAAATAACCTTAGTAACCCAACACCAGAACCAGCGCCTGAACCAACACCAGAAGCTGTTGTTGAGGAAGCCCCTGAAGCTGTTGAAGAAGTCTCTCAAGAGCCTGAATCTGTAGAACCTATAGAAGATTTAAGTGATGATGTTGGTGATGACTGGACACCTAAAGCAGCTAATAGGTTCAAACAGTTAAAGGATGAGTTAAAAACGAATCAATCTGAGTCTGAAAAATTAAGACAACTCGTCGCTGATCAGGAGCAAAAGATCAAAGAGATGTCTGGTTTAGTAGAAAACAGAGATATTGACCAACTACAGGATCGTATTTCTATTTACGAACAAGAGAAAGTGATCAACGATCTTGAGTCTACTGATGCGTACAATGAAGCAGTAACACAGCCTTTACAGGAAGTTGTTACACAGGCTAGTGAAATAGCTGACAAATACGAGATAGACCCTGACGCATTGATTGACGCACTATCTTTAGATGAAGCTGATGCACAGGATCAGGCACTTATGGAGTTATTGCCTAATGCTACAGACAGAGATAAAGCCCGTATATACAACATTATAGATAAGATTGACCCGATACTAGATCGTCGTAACCACTTAATGCAGAATGCAGAAGAAGCTCTTGAGGAAGCTAAAGCTCTTGAGGAGCAACAGTACAATCAGGAACTCGCAGAAGAAGCACGTATTAGAAGTGTAGTTACTAAGAACGTGGCTGAAAGAGTATCTGAGAAACTACCTTTCCTTAGTGGGGTAGATGGTTTTGATATGAACGAGGTAAGGGAAAGTGTTTCCGAAATCAATCCTGAAACACTACATCCAGTGGATTTCGCTTACAATGCTGTAGCTGCTAAGTTACTTCCTGTTATTGTTGAGCAGTACATAAGAACCCGTAAAGAAGCGGAGAGCTTAACTGATCAGTTAGCAACATATGAAGAGGCTGAACCTACGATGTCAGGATCTCCGAAAGCAGATTCTACTAGCCCAAGAAGTTCAGGACTAAGTTTTGCAGAGTCTATAGAAGCAGCACTAAGTGGTTCTTAGTAACCGCTTTTCATTCTAGACTCTACAGCTTCAGCAAAAGACTTACGTTTCTTTTTAGGTTTCGTATGAGTATACCCTTTCTTTTTCAGCTCAAGGTGCTTCTTGTACGTACTAGCCTTGACTCCTTTACCAGTCTTAGGGTCATACATCATGTGTGGTTTAAAGTCCTTTTTCATTTTTTCTTTTTCCTTTTTTTCTTTTTGTAAGCAGCTTTTAGAAAAGCAGCTCGTTCAGCTTTAGTATATTTAGCTCTCTGCTTACCTGCAGCAGTTGCTTTTCTTTTCCTTTTAGTTCCTGCCGCATATTGAGCAGCCGATAGTGATTTAATTGCTTTTTCAGGAAGATACCGCTCTCCTGTTTCAGAAGACTTCTTACCAGATTTAGTACGCCATTTCTGTTTTGTCCACCTTTTAAGGCTTTTCTGTGGTTTTTTTAAAGGCATTATTTATAACCACCTCCAGCTTTTTTATATTTTACAGCAAGCAACTGAGCCTTTCTTGCTGACCATTGACCTGCACGACCGCCCTTAGTACCTGCTTTTATCTGTTCAAATAGTCTTTTACGTAAAGAAGGTTTTGTATAATTACCTGCTTCGTTGACTCTTGATTTCTTTTTAGCCTTTCTTTTTTTCATTACCAAAGTTTCTTACAAGCCCAATAACGAGCTGTTGTTTTATCTTTCGCAGTCTTGCAGTTATGCCTAGCTCTGAAGTTCTTACGTCTTTTAGGATTCTTATGTTGCCTAAAATCTTGATAGTCTCTATGCCCAAAACCGACTTTTTTAACTTTATCCCCTTGTTTACCTAAAACAACAAACTTCTTTTTACTGCCTTTAGGCGCAGCTTTAGGTTTATTAAAACCTGCAAATAGTTCTCCATGATACTTAATTTTCCCTGAAGGGAGCCTTTTGAATCTAGCTTTAGCCATTAGTTAAATTTTTTTCTGGTTATACTTTGTAATACGTGCATATTATAAGCTATGAATTACAAGAATTTACTTTGTTTATTAGGTTTAGCTTTAATAGCTGTGTGTAATATATCATGTGAAACTACAGATGCAAAAGTCGGACTTCCCGTCCCTTTCACTGATCCTGCTGTTAGAGTTGCTGTAGATGTTAAAGCTGCAGTACTACCTCCTAAGTTTTGTATAGGATTAGATATACAAGAAGATTAGCGGGTTGCTTTTAAAATTACTTAATGTATTTTTATGTAAACATTACATATTATGGCATTAAGATTTAAATTTAAAGCAAGACCAAAAAGCAGAAGACCACGTTTCGGTGGTTCAGGAAGTCCTTCTAAAAGAACTAGAGGGGGCGCTATGTCTCGTCTCAAAAAGAAAAAAGAAGAGAAAGAACAATTATCTAATGATCTTTTCCCAAAAGATGAAGTGAAAAAGAAAGTTCCAACAAAAAAGGAACCTGTAGCAAAAAAAGAACCTGTAGCAAAAAAGAAAGTTCCAGTAAAAAAGAAAGCTCCAGTAAAAAAGAAACCTGTCGTAGAAGAAGTCACAAAAGAAAAGACTACTCCAATAAACAAAACCAACGACTCTTTAGCAAACAAAACAGATTTCACAATGGATAAAGAATTTAATATTCCTCCTGTTCTTTCGGAGGAAGAAAGAAAAGAACTAAAAAAAGGTAAACTTTATGAAAGAATACCTCCTCCAAGAAGATAATTCTCTTATTGACTTTCTATAAGAATAAATTTATTTTTACCTATCGCATTCAGATAGGTTGCTCTAGCCATTAATTAGTTCAGTCTGCATGTGATCAGAGCTGAGTCTCTTAGACATAAATCTTGTGGGTTGCTCTAGCCTTTCCCAATTAGTTCTAATTAAGCAAGGTTATACGATATTGAAACTAGATTGCTTCGCCTTCTAAAGGGGAGTGGTCTGCCTTAACTTATAATTTTATTAACTAATTTAATACAATGGGACATACATTTAACCCTGCTACCGACGGTACTGCTGTCATCGAGACTGTTCTCGCTGAAGAGGCTAACCGCATTGGTGCAGACATACACAGACAGACTATCCATACAAGTCCTTGGATGGATCTTATTAGACAAACAACATTCCCAGATCAGTCTGGTGGATTCTTAACAACTCTAGTTTACGACAGAGCCATTCCAGTATCTACTGCAGGTGGTAGTAGTGCTACAGGCCAAGTCGGAGCTGACTGGACTAACGTCGCTGCATCTGAAAGTGGTGGCACTGCCTTTGGAACATCTACGCTTGACCAACCTGCGGTTGGTGGAGACACAATGGCTACTGAAGTTGGGCCTAGTGTTGCTGCAGGTACATCATTTGTACACTTCGGTAAAAAGCTCAAGCAGTACCAGCTCTCAAGAGCTGCTATTGAGTCACCACGCATATCTCTAAACGACATGCGTTTTGCTGCTCACCGTGGAGAACAACTTCGTGCGATCATGGATCTTCTTACTGAAGCTACCCGCTACACTTGGGAGAATCGTTATCGTGATGAGTATGCTAAACTATCTGACGCATATGTTGGATGTAAGGCTTCTGGAACCGCTATTGACGGACAGGACGGAACCTTTGAAGGAGACGGTATCACTTCAGGAGCTCTTGACCTTAGTACTGCAGGAGTTGCTGGCGTTCCTGATGCTAATATTTCAAATGCAATTCTTGATAAGTGTTACTACAACTTGATCCGTAGAGGTGCAGGTACTAACGCTTACGGTCGTGAGAATGGTCGTCCAGTATTTGGACTTGTCCTTTCATCTGAGGCATCCTATCAGCTTCAGACTGAAGCAGGTTTCCGTGATGACGTTCGTTACAACAATGCAGCAGTAAGTGATCTTATTGCTCCATTAGGAATTGAGAAATCTTTCAGAGGTTTCTACCACTTAGTTGACGATCTTGCTCCAAGGTTCTCTTTGGCAAGTACTGATCAGTTTACACGAGTACTTCCTTATACAGTAGCGAGTGGTGTAACTACTTATAACGCTAGTTACGATTCTGCTTCTTACGAGGCTGCATTTATTTTGCATCCTGACGTAATGGAGTCACAGATTCCACAGCCGTTAAGCTCAGTTGGTAGTGGTGTTAACTTCAACGCTAATGACTACAAAGGTGAATTCAAGTGGTTGAACATTCCTGATGCTGTCATTAACCCTGACAGTGAGACTGGATTCTTCAGAGGTATCCTTGCATCTGCTTCTAAGCCGATCAAGACAGACTTCGGATTCATGATTCTCTTCAAGAGGGACTCAAGTACACCTGCTGCTTAATTCTAAAGTGGGGTTCCCGTAAAAAGGAACCCCACATAATATTAATTCTAAATATTAAAAATTATGCCAACTTTAGATGATACAACAACTCTACAAACTAATTCTGCTGTTGCGGGAAACGATGCCCTCCTTATATCCAACAAAGATTCTGGTGGGAGTAGTTTAATCCAACAAGTACCAGCAGCTCTCATTAGAGAAGGTTTTTCTCATGCATGGTTGTTTAACTTTGATAATGCTACATTAGCTGCTGACTCTACCGAAAATGCTATCACCTTTGATCTATATACATTTGTAGTAGGGGATAAAATTAACCTAGTTCGGTTAGTAACTACTAAAGCCTTTACTGGAGACGACGGTGCTGGTGGCTCTTTATCTGGATGTGTAGTAGCTGTAGGCTCTGAAAGTGCTGATCCAGATGGTTTTGTAACAAATACTGACGTAAGAACAGTAGGTTTTGTTGATAACACTGGTGCTCTGATTGATGGAGAAGCTGATGTAATCGGAGGATTTAATCTCCCAACCGCTGGTCATACTTTAAGAGTCACATTCAACCCTGCGGGAGTTAACAACAACGAACTCACAGCAGGTCAATTTGTTGTTTTAGCTAACATTGTTAATGCCGCTAATTATGCTGATTGTGTTCCTGCTCAATAGAGAGTAATACCATACCAAATCACAATAATCCCCGATCCTCTTGCAAAAGGAGGGGATCGGGGTTATTTATTTATAATCTTTTACACTAAATAAATTATGGCTGAACAAGAACAACCCGAAGCAATGGCAGAGCAAAATCCTTCCAACATGATTGATAAATTGATGGAGGCTCTTCCTCAAGAAGATGCTCCTGAAACCGCTTCTAATGTGGACGAAGCTTTAGAAATGCAGACCGAGGAGGCCACACCTATGACGGGTCCAGACGAAGGTATGATGATGCAATTATACGAAATCGTTTATGGTGGATCTTATGATCCTGCTTCTCCTATGGACCAACAAAGGTTAGCCCAGATAGAAGAGATTCTTTCAAATGACCCTGATGCTGTTGAGAAGCTAAAGTCAGGAGAGATGTCGATGACTGAGTTTGCTATTCGTGTCTACAGAGACGATCCTAATAACCCAGCCGTGATTGCATAATGGCTCTTACTTCTTTAAACTTAGTTCAGCAGTTATCTGCTAACTTAACTTCAACGGGAATAAAAGGTAACATTCCTATTGGAGGCACTAACGATGTAACTCTTACGTCCGACGATGCTGACTACATGTATGATTTTGTTATTGAGTCAGGACATGCGGATAATCAAATAAGTTGGAACTTAGCAACTAATCAATTAACAAGTACGGGTTCAGGTACAGCTCCTTATGTTAGCCAGACTTTAGGGGCTACTATTAGAGATGCTAACGGTGATGCGGTTCATGTTTCCGATGCCAGTGGTGATGATAGAGTTGTAGCTATATATTATGAAACTGAAGCTGCTAACACAGGAGATGTAGTAATAGGAGGAACTCACGCTCAGTTTGGATCTATAACTTTAAAATCTTCTGAAGGAACTACTTCTGGTGTAAGAGTACCACGTTCTGCTTTGTTCGTGCCTCGATGGGAACCTGCTGTAGGTACGGTTACCTTTGATTTTTCTGTAGTAGGGGACAAAATAAAAGTAATTTTTTTAGGCAAGACATAATAAATGGCTATTTCTTCTACAAGAAGGCAGCGTATAATTGAGTTCTCAACCCCGAAGGTTGCAGATCTTGTAGTGGTTGAGAGGAAAGACGCTAGTAAAAATTTACGATCTGCTGCTTCTGCGGATGATACTGCTTATGGAACAGCTCATCCTGACACAACTAATTTTCCAAATTTTAAATTAGGTCTAATTAAAAATGAAGATACTGATCAAGGTCAATTTCAGCTTTACTATTATATAAAAGATAGGGAAAACCAAGATGATTACAATTGGGAGTTCCAAGCTGCTGGGGTAGGTTCTTCTCGTTATGATAGTGTCGTAAGAACGTATGTTTTATTAAGGAGTACATATCAAGACACAGATCCAGTGACTAGTCCTCCAATAAATACTTTTATGCCTTCAACTTCGGCTGACCCTTTTAATACAGGGACAGCATCTTACCCATACCATTTAGAGGGAACTGATACTAGTTACGTTCTATTTGAAAAGAAGCAGGTTCGGTCAGGCGATGAAACGTTAGACTCTTTATATGTTGTAGAGCAAAGAACTTACGTTAAAAAAGTTCCTATTCGTAGAGTTGATATTGATGAAACTTTTGATGAGCCTTTACGTTCTAAAGAAACAATTTTTTATAAAGGAGAAAACCCAACTAAGACAACAATTTTTGGAGAGACCGACAATGCATTAGCGATGAACCCTGTTAAGAACACGGCTCAGACATTTGCTTTAGGTAAAACAGCTACTGTTACTGGATCTATTCCTTTCTTTGGCACTAAGATAATACAAATTGGAAGTGGGTTAGATAAGTTTGGAGTCCTTTGTGAAGGCAGACAGATATCAGATAACTGGTACGCTGTATCCGAACGTGAATTAATTAAAACTGATGCAAACAACATTGTTGATACCTACATTACCTACCAGAACTTTTCTTGGCCCGCTGTATTGGATCGCATTGTCGTTGATCGCTGGACTAGGCGTGATGGAGGTGCTGATCCTGTTGAATATCCTATATACAAGCGTGGTGCTTATTCTGGACCAACTAGGGTCGAAGTAAAAATTTATTGGAAAGATACTCCTTGGGGTATAGGAACATCGGCTGATGGTTCAGATACTGAACTAGCTTTAATTAAGCCAATGAACCCTGAGCCAATTTTATTTCAGTCTCCTATTGCTAGTGTTAGCGTTCCTCCTACTCTCCATGAAAGATTTCGTATTGTAGCTGGTACAGGAACAAGTCATCCTATTTACACATATAAAGGAACAACTTGGACTTACAATGCTACGAACTATACAGACTGGCCTGATGAATTAGTTATACAAGATTCCCAAAGACCTTTTAGAGGTGGCTTTCTTAGAGAGAAGATAAAAGCATTTATTCCAAAAGTAGGTACTTAATGGCAGTTGATGAGTTCAGTGATTATCCAGATACAGGAGCAAGTGGTTCTCAGGAATACACTTCGCCTCAAGATCCGTCTATAGAATTTACATCTAAGAATCCAAGAGGTGATTATGACCCCCCGCAGCCTAATGCTGATTATGGTGTAGGGGCTACAGGAAATGTTTCTACTTCAGGCAGGACAAATTCAGGTGGCGGTTTAGTTGCTCCTTTCGTACATCCTTTTAAACTAGAAAGGTTTACTAATCCTGATGATAACTCTACAAAGGTTAGGGTTTATGAGGGTGACGTGTATGCTAAGATAGATACATTTCAGTTAGCTATTATAACTATAACTACTGGAGCTAGTCATACACATAGCGCAGGAAGTTATGCAATGCCTGACCACTCACACAATCAAGGAGGAACAGCAGCCGCAAAAACAGGTACGGATATAACAGAAGGAGATACAGGAAGTGGTACGGATCACACTCATGGTGTTACTGGGTTATCCGCTACAGTTGCAGATCACTATCATACTAGTGGAGGTTCTGGAGCAGGAAGTGCTCAACAACTAAAGTTCAGACAACACACTCACTCGTTACCCAACACAACAGGCGATCCGACAAGTGGAGGATCTTATGATGGTGGAGATCATACCCATGACTTAGGAGGAAGCACAGGGAACGTAGATGGTTTTGGTGGTAGTCCACCAGCACCTGAAGATATAACAGGTAATACAGGAGGAATAGCTACATCTCCCCCTTCGTCTAATGTCTCAGGAACTTTAGCTAATGAATCTTCCCATACACACAAATATAACAAAGATGATCATTCACACACCTTAACAGGGCAGACAGGTGGTTTATATAGTTCAGCAGGTATAATAAATACATCAGGAACAAACAGTAACTCATCAGTAGATCATAAGTTTGTAGCTATTACAGGCCAAGCCCAAGCCCCTGTATCTCCTGTACCTACAAACTTCGCAGGTACATTCAATAAAACCTTACAGTTTGATGATGAGACAGATACAATATTCAAGTATCACGAGACTGCTCATTCTAGTGGAGATTTTTACGTAAAATGGGTAATAACTATAAGTGAAGCTGCTGCGGTTCAAACTATAGTAGGAAGCATAGAGCGTGTTGCGGTTGGTGCAGGAGCACCCGCAGATATTCCATTTGGAGCCCTAACTCAAAATGGATCAACTAAAGCTTTAGAAAGAACTGAGTTAACAGGAACTTTTCACCAAAAGATAGGCTCTGTTAATGGAGCTACTGTAGATCAAAAACAATTCAGCAATATTAACTGGAGTATGACGGTTTTACCTGAAGTATCATCGCCTTGAATTACTTGAAATTCACCTTATATTTATCAATATGCCAACCGCACAAGTAGGAAATTTAAAGTCAAAATATGGTCAATATCTGGATGCAGGAGCTGCAACAGATGCTGATTGGTATAAGGCTTTAAATGAGATTATGCCTCGTATTTATCATATGGGTTTTTGGCGTGATATGATGACTACTTTAGAAGAACAAGATGTTAGTAGTGGTTATTTCACATTACCTGCTGATGATGCTTCTACAGGCGTTGGGTATGATGCTGTATTAACTGCTATTTTAGATGATAGCCCTGCTGTTTTATATGCTGTTTGGCATGACTACAGATTATTTGGAGAGCCCTCGCAGACAGCATCTTCTGATGTAACATCTTTGATGTCTGGAGTGTTCGACGATGGGTATTCTGGAGCAGGGGGTAGGAGAAGATATAGAATATCTCCAGTAGATTCAGATACAAAAGCTACGCTTTTGATGAAAAGAAAGTTCGTTGATGTAGCAATAGATTCTCATTTAGTATTTATTCCGAATGACTCTTCTATAATAAAGCATGGGCTGTTAGGTAAATTAGCTGAAGATAACGCTGATATTCAACGTGCTGAGTACCATTGGGGTGTGTGTAAAAGACAGATAGATTCTGATCTTGATTCTTACAGAGGGGGTTCAAGACCTAAAGTACACATAGCACCCGAAGGAACAGGTTCAGGAATGAGGGGGATGTATTAAACAATTTTATAATAAACTAAATAATTATGGCAACAAACAACATAGAAAAACAATCCTTTGGACAAGAGGGTGCAACTTTTGAATCTGGCACAACAGCCATTACTGGAGAATTTTGCGCTATTACAATGGTTGAGGATACTGTATTTTCTGCTCTTACTTGGCCTGAGTTAGATGGTGATACTATAACTGGTGTTACCTTTTCTGCTGGGTTCACTATTTATGGGCAGATTACAGCATTTACATTGACTTCAGGGAAAGTATTAGCATACAAAGCTGCATAGTAGATGTTAGGTTTAGGCACAAAGCTAACTTCATCTAGTGGTCTAGGTGATTTAAGAAGGGATTATAACTTTCTTAAAGGGTTCCTGCATTCTGACATAGACTTCAGCAGGGATAGTAATGCTACCCAAACTGGTTCAGATGGGTACATTAAGTTTGCTCCAAACAACCTACTTCCCTATTCAGAGGCGTTTAACCTTTCGGATTGGGTTAAGTATAATGTAGACGCATCAGCTTCAGCCATAACCGACCCGTTTGGTGGAACTGGATCTTATTTTGTTAAGCAGACAAGTTCAGCGTCTAACACCAAACTCATTCTCGACAGCCATGCAGTTGTTAATGGTGGTACTTATATTTTTTCTGTATATGCAAAAGCGAAAGAAATAAGTGTTCTCCAACTTATTCTTGGAAATGTAACGATGGCAGGAGGAAACAATCACGCAAACTTTGATTTAACAAACGGAGCGGTAACTGCTACAGGTGGAGGATGTGTTGCTAAAATAGAAAAGATAGGAACAGACGGATGGTATCGATGCAGTTTAGCTGACACGACAAGTGCATCGGGAAACATTCAGCCGACATTTTCTTTATGCGTTAGCCCTACAGCATCAAGAGCCAATAGCTTTACTGGTACTGTAAATGATGGTCTTTATATGTTTGGGGCAATGTCGGAACAGACTTTCGACAAAAACTCTTCTCCCTCTGCTTACCTAAAATCGTCAGGTGGTGCAGAACACGCACCTCGCTTCGACTACGACAAAGACGGCAACAGCAAGGGGCTTTTGATTGAAGAGGCGAGGACTCAATATGTAACTCACTCAATAGACCTCAACTCAGGACTACCAAACAAGGGAACTGGAGTCACAATAGCAACAGCAGGAGACATTCAAGACCCATCAGGGGCATACGAAACAAGAAAGCTAGTTCAAAGCCCATCAGGTAACGGAAACATATACCAATCGGCTTTCAACGCAATAAGCACTCATTTTACCAACGGATCAGTACACACTAGATCAATCTTTGCTAAAAAAGCAGAGATGAGCTTTATCAAAATCCAACACTATGACGGAACGGATAACTTAGGAGCTTACTTTGATTTAGATAAAGGTATATTAGGAACAGTAAATACAGGAGTCACAGCTAAGATAGAAGATTACGGAAATGGTTGGTATAGGTGTTCTGTAACAAGACTTACTCCAGCAGGTAGAAATGACGCAGAAAGGCTGCAAGTCGGTTTGGCTACAGGTGATAATGCAAGTATGATTTACACAGGAGACGGCCTTTCTGGCGTGTACTTGGCATTTGGTCAGTTGGAAATTGGAGCCTTCCCATCTAGTTTTATTCCATCCTATGGGGCTTCTACGACTGTTCGTGCTGCGGATGTAGCGAGTGTCTCTGGTACAGCGTTCGATGGATTCTTTAAAGATACTGAGGGTACTATTGTTGCTGATGTTCAGTTGCCAAAGGGTTGGGAGGACACAAACTTCAATAGATTTTATTCTTTTCATAACGGATCAAACACAAATAGGATAACAGCTTGGCTGAACGCAGCATCAGGACAAGAACCTCGTGGTCAAATTATATCAGGAGGTTCGGATCAAGGGAGCCTCATAGCTAAAAACATTAAACTAAATACAGGTGAAGTTGCACGTTTAGGACAATCCTATAAAGCAAACAGTCATTATGTTACTCTTGATGCAAGTAGTGGTGCTGAAGATACAGATACTTTGCCAACTGGATTAAACGCATTAAACATCGGTTCTGATAACTATGGGTCAGGAACAGTATCGGTTTTTGGTGGTTGGATACGCAGACTTCGATACTTCAATAAGAAAAAGAGCAACACACAAGTCCAGAAGCTCACCGATAGCGACAAGATTCTCCAGAAATTTAAGGGAGCCAAAGCTGCTCACTCACTAAGGGCATTAACAGACTTTGATAAAAGTCCAGTAACTCGCATCAGAAGAGAATACGATAGCTTCGAGGCAGATTATACAGCAGCCCAAGTGAGTAATGGTGAGTTAGAGAATGATTTTAAATCCGAGAAGCAAACAACCTTACCACTCGATGTGAGTGTCGAAGCTGATGAGATGGTAACTAATGGAGGTTTTACTACTGACAGTGATTGGACAACAACAAACGCAACGATTAACACAACAAGTAATAGAGCTGAATTAGATTCATCATCAGATGCCTCTTCGATACTTCAAGATGTATTAGTTAAAAGTAAAAAATATACGCTTACCTTTACAGTAGATTCATACGTTGCCAATGGAGGATCGGCCAACGTCTTTAACCACGATGGGACAACGATTCAGTCTATTACAGCAAATGGAGGCTACTCTGTAACATTCACACAGGCTATTGCCAATGGTAATATGTCTTTCTTTGCCCAAAATGGAGTCGTGTACAATGTGAGCAACATCTCAGTCAAAGAGGTCAACCCAATAGGAACTGGCTTCTCTACTCGTCTCATTAATGCTGATTACAAAGGTAAACCTTTGATGAGAATTCGGAGGCAAGATAACACAGAGGCAGAACTTTATGCGGATGGCAATGATGAAATTTCACTTTCCTCTAGTATAAAAGGATCTAGTCAAAACCTTCTTGGGTTCAGTGAGGACTTTGGTGAGTGGACTTTAGACAGCGACTTATCCAGAGCTTCGGGGGTTGCAGATCCATTTGGCGGTAATAACGCTTGGACGTTGACGAGCAGTGGTACTAATCAAAAATGTTTATTGAACGCAAACCTTTCAGCAGGTCAACATACATATTCAGTTTACATAAGACGGAGGACAGGAACAGGAGATATAAGACTGGTCAATTATCTTGGTACTCAAGTAGTGACTGTTACCAATGAGTGGACAAGGGTGAGTCGCACCGATAATTATTTAGGAAACACGCACTTTAGCATTAGAGTTGATACCAATGGAGATGAGATAGATGTCTTCGGAGCACAGTTGGAGCAAACAGTCTACGCATCTTCTGGATCAAATATTTTATATAATGGAGACTTTGAACTAGACACATCTTGGAATGATTTTGGAAGTCCTGTCACTCAAACGCAATCTACTGAACAAGTCCGAAGTGGAACTTACAGTCGTAAAGTTACTTCGACAGCTAGTGGCAAGGGAACACAATCTGCTCAAGGCGGTAGTAATGGACTGGACTTGACAGCAGGGAATAAATACCGAATATCAGCTTGGATCTACGCTGTTGATGGAGGAGGAAGTGCCAACATTCAATCAGGGCTAGGTAACACAGATCAGAGCGTATTTACTAGCAGAGCAGTTACGGAAGGTCAGTGGACTAACATTACCTATGATGCGATTGCGACTGCGTCAGGAGGAGTTGCTACTTATTTATCATTCTTCACATCAGGTGATACTAAAACTTTCTATGTTGACGATGTAACTGTTACAGAACTACCTAAAGAATCACCAAGCACCTATTCTCAAACGCCCGTAATAGTCTCAACGCATCACAGCACCGATGCGACTACTCTTGGAGAGTTCAGCGGACTTGAGAATTTGATAATCCGCAGCACTTACACATCAGGACAATCAGGAACCTCTTGGAATGCAGGATCAACTTTGAGTGAAGCAAGTAGCACCGAAACTTCACCAACAGGAAGTCAAGATGCCTTCAAGCTGTTAGAGACAGCCACAACTCAGGAACATGCATTGGTTGACTATATGCAGATGCAACCAAGTCAGACCTATGTGTTTTCAACATATATCAAGTCGGTAAATGGCGGAAATGTAAAACTTTTTACATGGCAACGAAACTCATCGAATACAATGATCGATGTATTTTTTGCTGCTTTTGATTTAACCAATGGAACTGTTATTTCTGATCAAACTTCAACAGGTCTAGAGTCCTCAATAAGCGATGAAGGTAATGACTGGTATCGAATAAGCATGAAGTTTACAACTTCGGCAAATGTAGATACAAGTGGATCGTATTTAGGTGCAGTACGAATAAATGTTGCTCAAACCAATGGCAGTCATTCTGCATACGCAGGAGACACGACAAAAGGTATTATTCAATGGGGATCGCAATTGAACACTAATTCCTTAAAAACATTTCAAGCCACAACAGGCACAGCCCTTACTGGCGATGTTAATGTGGTTAACTGGTATGACCAAGCAGGAGGTGAGGACTTCACTCAAAACACAGCAGATAATCAGCCTCGTATAGTGATGGGGGGCGAACTCGTTACCGATAGCGGTGGCAAGGCTTCTGTTTACTTTGATGGTAATGATAATTTGATTAACTCTAACCTAGCAGGACAGAACAGACTGGACTCGTACATAGTCATTGAGCCAGATCTTGCTGCGGATGATTCACAAGTATTGTTAAGTGGAAATGACAGTGCTAAGTATGGATTAATATTTGACGATGATAACTCATCACAAACGATTAATAATGGCTTTGGGACACCATCAGAGTTTATTAATGGGGTAGAATTAGCTGCCAATGCGACGCGAAACGATGTTCACGACGGATTACAAAACTTTAGTTTGTTTTCAATAACTGGAGGAACAACAAGCTCATTTACTACATTTCAGATGGGCTGGAACAATTCAGCAGGATCTAGTTTGAATTACCAAGGCAAGTTATCCGAGATGGTCTTCTTCCCGAACATGGATTCATCGCCAAAGCGGTTCCCCATCGAGCAGAATATGATGAATCACTTTGATGTAGGTTTGATGGATATAGACTTTGAGGATGGTATATCTGAAATAGGAAAATCAGGAACATCAACTATAGGCGATGCGGTCTTGTCGGCTGAGACAACAAATCCAATTAGTGGAACTCAATCACTCAAAGTTGCTATTACAGGAGGAAACAATAGTTCTTATCCTAGACTGTATACAACAAGCACTGGATCTATGTCTGAAGACGCTGAGATTGGTACAAAATATAGAGTTACCTTCGATACAAAACTAATTAGTGGAACTGTCACTTTAAAAGGACTTGGTTTTGCTGATGGAGGCAATGCAGCAAAAGGATTTTTAAATACACACAATGATTCAGATAATGTTGTTTTATCAGGTTCCCAATCGCATTCATTTGAAAACACAATTACGGAGCTAACTTCAAGTGTTGGTCACCGTAACGATTTGTTCTTTTCATTTAAGGGTACAGAGGGTGATGGCGTATTTCTTATAGACAACATCAAAATTAAAAAGCTAGGAGTTACTGGCTACGTCACAAAGCTCTACGATCAGACAGGAAACAACTGCCATGCAGTTCAAGATACTGCTGCTAATCAGCCTCAGATAGTTAGCGGAGGAGACTTAATAAAGTCAGGTGGGCATCCTGCTTGGGACTTTATTACAGGTGCTCCTCAAAGGTCGCTTACTATACATGGATTAACTGGTATAACCGACTTAGACGCTTTCTTCGTTCATGATGCTAATGATACTAAGTTTATTTACCCTTCGAGTGGTGCAGGATCTTATTTTGGTTTTCCTGCATTTGACGAGCAAACATCAGCCACTAACCTTAGTTCTGCTTATGGAAATCCAGTTTTAGAGGTTAACGGATCTGAACCTACCCAAAACAATCAAGATGCTGTATACGAAGCAATAAAAGGGCGAAAACTTGTTTATCACAGAAGTGCATTAACCATTGGTTGGCCGTCTGTAAATATAGGATTTACGTTCGGTTCAAATAACTCTTGGAACCTAGAAGACGTAAAGTTTTCCGAGATGATCTGGTACGACTCTGATCAACACGGCAATCAGTCAGGCATCGAATCTAACATTAATTCACATTATAATATCTATAGCTAAAAATCATGGCATATCTAATATTTAATTCAAAAGAAGAAGCACAAGCTCGAAGCGAAAAGGCAGCACAACAAAAGAACACTTCATTCTGGTCTACTGGATCAGGCACCAGATTTTGGTGGGGCGTTGGAGAGGAAGCAGCCGAAGAAGATCCTAGAGCTTATATCGAGATTGCTAAGAACACTTGGACTGACGAGGAAACAGAAGAGGAACACGTAAGCATTCCTGATGAAGCATTACTCACTGAAGAGGACACTCTAGTCGATTCACTCCCAGAAGATTGGGTGTATCCTCCAGATCCTTTTTTGAATGAAGAAGATGATTCTGAAGACCCACCACTTGCCGACTGATGAAAGACATACTTTTAAAATTCGATTCAAAAGAACAAGCCATTACTTTCGCAGAGGACAACGGCTTTACTTCTGTCGTTGAAGAGGATGAACTCCGTGTCATTGAACAAGGAGAAGATTATGTATTTACCGTTATCGGTGAACACTGGACAGAAACTGGTGAAACGGAAACATTTAGAGATGAAGACGGCACTGAATACGAACATCCAATCATGGTAAGTGATGATGCATGGTGGGTACTATTCCGTGACATGGCCGACAGGGATATGACTCCCGCAGAAGATTTTATTGTATGGCATAGTGCCATGACTGAACTGAACGAGGAAGGCGAAGAAGTGTCTATCCCAAGACCAACAAATGCGCCTAACAGGATTTTCTTATAAAAATAAACTATAAACAACATGCCAACTTTAGGAGACACACCAACATTAGAAAAATTAGAGGGCGATAGCCTTCTTTCATCAGATAGTGATGCTTTTAATAAGATAGCTAGAGAAGATATGCTATCTTTTTATGATCAGTCTACAGGTCATGTGAAATCAATTACTGTTAAAGAACTAGGAGAGGCGTTAGGATTAGTTTTTTCATAAAATGCCTTCATTAGACGGAGTTAATGCAACACCTGAGTTGACTGATATACAGTTCAACTTTAACGATCTTATCCCAATATATGATGTTTCTGAAAGAACTGTTAAAGCTACCACTTTCCATGATCTTTTACGTGCATGGGGGTATCATGGAACAGCCGTTATAGATGCTTTGAGAGCATATAAAGCGAAGTATCCCCCTCGAACAAAAAGTTTTTCAGGGTCGGGAACTTCAGCAAAGTGGACTTACTCGGATAATGCTCCTGCTGCAACATCTACTGCTGTTCCTATGGATGATCAATATTTTACTACTATAGTTGCTTCAGATCAAACATCTACACTAACTAGAAACCCTGATTGTTGGGCAGCTAGATTTGATTTATCAGGAGTTGCTTTTCATGGGAACGTGATAGGAGGAGATGAGCAATCTACGAGAAGAGGTACTTTAATTGGCCCAAAAACTATTGCTTTTGCTACTCACCATAGTGGGGGTGTTGACCAACGCATGACCTTTACAAATGCTGAAGGGCAAAGATTTACATATAGGATTGCACAATCTGGAGGATCTTTCTCAACATCACCTACTGGGGGTTACTCTTCAAAAATAGATTTAAGAACAGTTTTTTCTTCCTTATCTTCATATTATACAGATATAGGTATTGGGATTTTGGAAGCCGAAAATGGTGATTCTATTGATTCGGTAGATGATAGTCTAACACAATATGAGATAGCAAAAATAGAGGGGAGTACCACATTCAATGTTCCTTTTAACCCTCCAAAAGGGTTTACTTATGTTTTAGATACTAGGTCAAGGATTTCTTCAAATGCTCCACACGGTGAGACGCAAGGATCTTCTAATGCTAATCAAACTCCACCTAGACAAAGAGTACATTGGCGGGTTGTAAGCACTGCTGGTTTATCTAGTTCTAGTAATTTAGATTTTGATGCTATAACAAGTAGTCAAACAAATGCCAATCAAGTTACTTTTGAGGATTACTTTGATGGTCGTGCTAGACTTAAAGATTCAGGTGATCCTGTTTTTTTAGTTGATGATGATAATACTTTAAAAATATTAGGGTGTTATCACGAAGAATTAAAAGTTCCTGTCATTGGATCTCCTTCTTATAGTGGATTTGTAAGTTCACCTGTTATAACTTATCCTGCTTTAGATGCTCTTGACACATATCTAGCAGCATGGAATACAACTAGAAAAACGTCATAAAAGTGTTATATTTTTAAAATTATGAGTAACAGTGAGATAATAACTAAAGGAGTTACAGGTGTAACAGGTTCACTTATAGCTGTTACTATACCTTATGCTGAATTTATCCAATGGGTTATTCAAGTCATTGGTGGCCTTTTAGGTATCACAGTAGCTATAATTACGTTATATAATTTAATAAAAAAGAAAAAATGAATAAAGAATCAATCTTAGGAATCATACGTCATATCCTTACTTTCGGTGGAGGATTCATGACTCAGAATGGTATAGCAACAGATAGTGAGGTTACGACTGGTGTATCAGCAGCAGTCACTCTCGTGGGTGTTATATGGTCAATTTTATCTAAAAAGAAATAATGTACGGGAAATCTTACGGCAAAAAAAAGAAGGCTTCTAAAAAGCCAACTGCTAAAAAGAAACTTTTAAAGGACGCTTATAAGAAGACTAAAAAGTGACCTTCATAAAAATAATAAAAGCAGCTTTGAGTTCATACGCTGCGTATACTAAGTATAAGCATAGAAAACATATTTATGATCTTGAAGATGAAGCTGACCGCCTTGCTGCTGATGGTTCTCCTGCTGCCAAGCTGCGCCTTGAAAGACTTAGCAGGAGACTCCAGTTTGAACGAAAGCAATCTTTATGATCCTGCTACAATTACCCTTATAAAAGGGTATGACTATCCTTTCAAAGAAGGCAACCTCATGGGTCGTGGGCAGAAGTTTCACAGTGATTATTCCTACAGACGTGCTATAATAATAGGAGATGATAGCAATATGCGTGGGACACAGCAGACCAAATGATTCAGGTGCCGCTTCCGTAACTGGAGTCACTGAATGGGACTACAACTCCCAATTAGCTGATATGATCAGCGACAGGTTGAAGACTCCACATAAAATTTATTCTACCTACAAAGGTAATAGTTATTGGAGTTCTATGAAATGGCTCGCTAGAGCTTTAAAACATGATGCTGTTGAAGCAGCGATTGAACTTCATTTTAACGCTGCTACTCCATCAGCGACAGGGCATGAGTGGTTGTACTGGAATACTTCAGAGAAAGGCAGGTTGTTCGCTAGATCTTTACGGGATTCTTTTGAGGATTGTTTCCCTCAGTTAAGGAGTAGAGGGATCAAACCCCGCAAGAAAGGCAGTAGAGGAGCAGGGTTTTTAAGATTAACGCACTGTCCTGCGACTATCGCAGAACCGTTTTTTGGTAGTAATGAGGAGGATTGGGAGCTCGCTTTAAAAAATATGGAGGGTATGGCTACTGCAATGGCTGCGGGGATAGAACTCTACAAAGAACTCTCAGAAAGGTGGTAATGTGCAACTGCCTAAAACAATATCGATTGCAGGGCAGAGGGTAAAACTTGAGCTAGTTCCTTTTAATGGGGACAGTCCTGACTTCGGATTGTATTTACACGATAAAAAAACTATCGAAATAAATAAAAATTTAAAAGGTAAAGTCCTATTAAATACTATTCGTCACGAAATGATGGAAGCTAGTCTACTCATAAGTGGAGTAGGGTGGCTTGAGAACTACGACCAAGAAGCTGTTGTACGCTGTATGGAAGAAATATTTTTTCCTGCTTGGGAGTTATTTTTGAAACGAGCAACTTGAAAATTTGAGTGTAAGAAAACAAGGTTTTAAAGAAAGCGGTCCCTTCGCAGTCTACACCCCCTCTAGTGATGATATATCTCTCGCGCATACAAGGGCTACTGAAATGGGAGTTCTTCCTAATTCATTTACTCAAGGCATGGGCCGTATGACTGGTTGTTTAGGAGAGATAGTCGTTAATAAATTTATTAAAAAAAGTGTCTATGTAGGCAATTATGTTTTTACTCATGATTTAGAACATCGACATAAACGAATAGAGGTTAAGTCTAAAACTTGTGGGTCCATCCCGAAACCCGAATACTCTGTTTCTGTTAATGGGTCCTCTAAGAAAATCCCTGATAACGATGTTTATTTTTTTACCAGAGTCAGGAAAGACTTAATGTTTGTCTGGATTGTAGGATGGTTGCCTACGACTAAATTTTTCCAAGTAGCTCAGTTTAAAAAAAGAGGGGAACAAGATGATCACGGGTTTACTTACAAGGCAGCGGGATACCACACAGAAATGGATAAGCTTAATAATCCATTTAGTTATAAATAATTTAGTCGTAAGGACTTTCCTCTTCTTCTTCAGGAGTCGATATGTAAATAGGTAGCCCCTCTCCTAATGCCCCTGCTACGTTGTGCCAAAAGTATTCATCGGCTTCAACGGTAGACATATCTTGGGCTAACAAGTTTATACATTTTTCTATAGAATAAACAGCTCTAGGTGGCCCATGTTCTACATCAATACCTACAAAAGCTTCATCTAAATCATCTGCTAATATTACAGATGCTGTTGATATAGTCTTTTCAATAAAATTTTCTATTTCTTGTCTGGTCATAAAACGGCTATTATTTTGTCATTTTGAATATTATCTATATCATATTTCTCGTCCAGATCAATTTCCCAAATCTTACCCCCTCCTTGACCTTTGGATTTTATAGGGCGTAAGTGCGAATTGTTACGGGCAGCATCTTCCATTATACCAATCCCCCTACGTAAAAACTCCATAGAACCAGACATACCAACATTCCTCCCTCCATTAAAGTCTTGAACCGTAACTTGAAAATCTGTAAGGGTCCCCCTCCATGAAACACTATGTCCATACTCCCTAGCTCTTTTAACAAAAAACTCAACAAGCTCTGCAATACTTGACCTGCTTGAATTATCGTAAGCAGCACTTGCTATAACAGGGTCAATGTAGGAATCAACTCCGAATCTAGAAGTACCTAACACGCTTTTTGGAGGCTTAAAGTCTATTAGAAATTTAGCAAAGTACGGCAGTTCGTCTTTTATTGTTTGCTCCAGAATGTGGTTAGGAGGAAACTTACTTCTAGAAGTCTCACTAATAAGCAGTGCCATAATCTTGTCACGGTTACTTGAGTCTAATGCAGGTATCACGCTAAGGCTGTTAGGGTCCATGTTAAGAGACATTATAACTCGACCTGTCCACGGAACACTAATCGCATCTACATGTTTCGCATGGTATTCCATTCTAGGATTAGCTACTGCTTTCTTAATTAACTCTGTTGCTTTGCGCTGATCCTGAAAAGAAGCCGCACTAACCGTATCGTCAATCACCCACGCAGCTTTACCTCCTAAGTCTTTGTTAAAGCTTGTGCCTCCTGATATGTATTCAGAAGCATCCGCAAAACCTCCCACTAATGCAGAGATAACACAGTTACTTAACAGTGATTTTCCTTTGTTAGTAGGCCCCACTAAAAGTAAAGCCTGACCTTGCGCTGCATTCTTATCTATTACAGATACATAAAACCTTTGTAGCCACGCATAAAAGTAATCTATTGTAGGAGTCTTTGAATTATTTACAAATAAACTAGATAACCATTTGTGTATGAAAGGCCAATCCTTTTTGTCCCCTGAGTCTGCGGGTTTAACAGGATTTATATTAGCGTTATTAAGTATCCTTCTACTATTGTAGGTAACAACTCTGTCTTTTGAAAAGATAACAGGAGCTATCTCGTCGATACGATTATCGTTGCAGATAGAAACAAGTGCATTCTCTACCTCTGAACAAGCTTTACCTGCTCTTATCTTAGGAGAGAACCCTGCTTGCCTTAACTCTAGTATAAGTTGTTTCTCCTGAATTTGTTGTGCAGCCCCGTAAATTAGTTTGAAATACGTTTTACCGTTGTACCAATACGTATCGAGAATACCTGAAGTTTTTGTAGTCTCATAATCAGACACAAACTTTTTACCAAATATCTCTGTCCAAGTAACAAAACCTTTTCCCGCTCTATCACTGTAGGTAACCATACCGTTGTCTGAAACCTGACAACCTTCTCTTTCTATACCATCATCGATCCAGAACAAAGGACCTCTGCCACCTACATTAAATTCACCCTCCCATCGGTTAGGAAATCTTTTATTTACCTCTTCAGCAATAACATCAATAGGAATAGAAACTTCAGACACTTGTGGAGGCTTATCCATCGCTGCTTTCCTATATGCAGATTGATAAATAGATTCATCTAAAGGATCTCCTACTTTTGTCCAATCAACTCCTAACTCAAAGTACTGACTAGCTTTGAGAGAAGACTTATCAAACCCTGCACAGATTCTATCTAAGGCTAAGTAATTAGCCATCCTCTTCATGAACTCTGCAAACAAATCAGGGGCAACTGTAATTCCTGATTCAAACTCCCAGACCAATCTCAAATAACCTGACTGAGTTTTCGATCTCCACGTAGGCATTGCAGATTTACATTGAGTCGCTAGTATTTTATCGATGATTGAGAAATCTATAGGAGCGTCGTAATCAGCTACGACTCCCCATACTGTATGGGGTGGGTTACTTGAAGAAACTCGAAGCGAGGGAGTGTCTCCTATAACAGTACTGTAGAAACAATGATCTGTATTCTTGTCAGCACACCAAGCTCTAAATTTAGCTTTGTCTTTAAAGGCTGGTTTCTTTTTTTGTAAAGTTGATAAGTCCTTTGACTTAGTCGCTTTGTTGTCGCACAGGTTTTTAATATATCTATATTCCATTACTTCTCATATTCAGTTACTATTTTTCCTTCCGCATCAAGAGGGATATCGGAAATCCACGGTGGAGGAGTTTTCATTATATTGAGCACTTTGTCCAATCCTTTTTGAGCCTCCTCCTTTTCAATTTCAATTACAAATTCGTCATGAACATGGAATATTACTTTAAGTCCTGCTTGCTCTAACCTGACCAACATATCAGAAAATATGTCTCTTGCTAAAGCTTGAGATATGTTCTCTGCTAGTAAACCTCCCCACAACCTAATAGGAATTTTCTTAGCTCCTTTAGTCAACATTGCAACATAGTTGCGTCTGTTGTTTTGAATAGTTGTCTTTATTTTTCCGTAATTTAATTGTCTCCCTGATGGCAGCTCCAGAATAAAGTCTTCTTTCTTAGAGTAAGCTATGTGCAATTTACGTTGAATTGTGTTCCACAAACCCACAACTTTTTTCATAGAAGTTCTATATAACCTAACAGAGTGCATTGCCTCATCTAGGGGCATACCAGAGATCATAGAAAATTTATTAGCACTAACACCATAACCACAACCAAGTACCATAGTTTTTACTCGATGGCGGAGCTTAGGGTCTTCGTCTTTTAATGACCCTTTGCTTTCATCCCATAAGTTAAATTGGCATGCAAAGCCTTCGTATATGTCATCAGAGTTTCTGATTACTTCTAAAGTTTCTGTATCTTCAGATAACCAACATAAAGTTCTAACTTCAATTTGAGATAGGTCAGCTACGATAAGCTTTTTATCTTTGCTAGGCGAAATAAGTTTTCTTAGATTTGTACCTAAGAGTTCTCCTCGCGGTAAGTTTTGTAAATTAAGGTTGCCTCCTGACCCACTAAACCTTCCTGTATGAGCTCCAAAATACATAAGCCCTCCGTAGTATCTGCCATCCTCCATCGTGGCATTATCAAAAGATTCTAACTTTCTTTTAAGAGAGTTAATTCTTCTATAGTCTCGAACAGCTCCAATCCACTTGTACTCATGACCGTATTTTTTAATCCATGCGTTAGCGTCGTCGTCGGTCATGGATAAACTAACAGGTGGCTCAAGCCCCATCTTCCTACACTCTTCGTTAAATGCTTTTCTAGATAATGGAGTAGCGGTGTCTAGCCACGGGATGTTATTCTCCGCCTCAAATAACTTAATGTTTATATTCTCTTTTTGTTTTTTAAGCTCTTCAGCATCAATCGGAACTCCTCTCTGCATACACAGTCTATTTATTCTACTGATACCTCTTTCAGCTTCAGGCCACTTATCTTGTAAATCTCTCCATAAGTCTAAACAATATTCAGAATCTTTAAGAGCATACTCATCGACTTCTTTTTTAAAGTCCTCATCCATGTCTTCCCATCTCTTACCCGCCATATTATCACGGGTAGACTTATCCATTTCTAAATCGTATAGCACAGAGGTAGCTCCTTTAAGAGATCTAGGTAACCCACAGTAAGCTGCTAGGTCTGCGGTGCAATGCCACTCTGCATATTTAACACTAAGCCACCAACCTTTAGTTACCCCGAACAAATATAAAGATTCATCAAAGGATGCGTTGTGTGCTAGAACTCTATGCCCTTCAAGAATTGACCAATCAAATTCTTCTTTGGGGCACCCAACGAAGGAAGTACCGTCGTCTCCCACAACACTAAGTTTATATGCGTCAAAATCAGGGTGGGAAAAGTAACAGTTAAAACCTAATTTTTTAATACTACAGTCCTTGTCGTAGTAAGTTTCAAAGTCTAAAGCGTATGTTTTCATAAGAGGTATTTTTCATGAGAGTGCCTACCCCTGTCCCCCACGAACAGGAGTAGGCGATCCCTCTCATACTATGAAGGAACTCACTGAAACGGAGCCCCTGTTTTTACGTATGACTACGTAAAATTTTTAAATGCTTAATCGGAATGTTGTGAGGATTCTTCCAGACCAAGCTCTACTTGTTTAAGATCGTGTTGGATGCCTTCAAGTGCAGAGTTAAATACATTAGATAATGTCTGCATTTTCTTTTTCTGTACTTTTAAAGCATCAATCTTTTCGTCAATTTCAGCTAAAATACCTTCAAGTTGAGTTAACTCCCCTTGAAAAATACTCTGCTCGTCTTCAATAATTCTTTCTACTTTATCTTCTGACATGTTAGCTAGTGATGCGGGTTACAAAACTGGTTACATCTTCAGGAGACTTATCCTTAGAAACAGTTAATGAAGGTACGAACCAAGAGTGTCTACCTCTTGTTAATAATTCTGCTTTGAAGTTCCAAGCTCTTGAGCATAACGGATCATCATTAAAAGCAGAAAAAGTTGCCAGTCTCTTATAGGTACATCTAAAAGCATCTTTAGCTACATTTAGTTTTCCTAATGCGTACTGGTCTTCTCCGATAGGATACGGGTACAACTCCTCATCTGCACCTTTAGGCATTGGAAAAAGCAAAATGATTTCTGCAAATTCGATTGTGCCGAACTCACTGTCAGATTCAATCTCTTTCTTTTCCTCCTCATTCCACGCTATGCGAGGCATTTCAGGAGAACCAAAAGGTACGTTCTCTCTCCATCCTTTGAGAGCATTAACAGGTATGACTTGGCATTCCTTATCAGGCTCAAGGATAGTTGTTGTTCTATCAAGCACTACTGAACCTGCATCCCCTGCAATTTCACTAGATGATTGAATTATATTAAGGCGAGGAATTTCAATATCGCTCGCGGTGATAGCTAACTTTGGTGGATCTGATACCTCTGCTAACTCTTCTTTAACGGTTGCTAATTTAGCTTTACTCATTTTTTCTTATTGTCTTATTTTCTTATTTTCTTATGAGAGCGTGAATCGCGTCTCGGAAGTTTTGATAATATCCGCTTCTTCAAGATCTGCAAGGAAATTATCTGAATTTTCTTTTTTAGTTCCTTTGTCGGATTTTTTACCTACAAGATCTGCTATCTTTTTTATTGGTAAAGAAGATACACTTAATAAATCTTCAGCAGTAACTCCATAAGTTTCTGCAATCTCTAACATACTTATATTGTCAGTACACTTTTTAGTAGCTCCCATGTTTTTAAGTTTTAAAGTTGGGAACTCTTTACCTTCTTTAGCTTGCTCTACTGCTTTAGCTTTTATTCTTGTAGCCCAATTTGATACAACCTTAGCAACGCTCCATAACTTTTCTAAAACTTCAGGATCATCAGAATCAAAATCTTCTTTGTTTGGTAATGGCTCTCCCGCAACTTTCGAAGCAACTTCTAAAGCGAGCCCTCCTAAAGCAGGACAATGATCTTCGTGTTTACAAAACCTACAGTTAACTGTTGGAGTTAACTCATCATGGTCAGGTACTCCACCTTTCCATTTTGGCCTAACCATCTCACCTCTTTGAATTACTTCACTAAGTTCTTTTGTTAATAAAGGAACATCAGCTCTTGTAAATTTGTCGTGTAAAACTTCAGAGCGTACAGGTATATAAAAGACAAAGTCTATCTCGTTCACTTTAGGAAAAGCTTGAAAAGCTCCAAGCGTGTATGCCTTCGCTTGCCAATTATCTTTAGGAGAATCTATTTTAGATATCCCTGTTTTATAATCGGCCATAACAGCTTTGTCTCCTGCAACTAAAAACCTATCACAGGTTCCCCATGTCTCGGTTCCTTGTAGATCAACTTGAACTTGAATCTCGTTGAGTTCATCATAAGGAGTGTTACCAAAAAAACTTTCGTTGAAAGCTTTCTCATCAGCCACAATCATGTCATATATCTCAACCTCTTCTTCATCATGCAATGCAGAGGGATCTCTAACTTCTAAAGCTTCGTGTATTCGAGTTCCTTTTTCCGCTGCGGCATTTGTACCTGACCTACCTTCGTATCCTGCACATCCTGCTACGTATTTTAAACTTGAGGGGGAGAACTCCGCGTGTCCCCTACTTCCGTGGTCTGGTGTATTATCCATGTAGTTCTTTTAAATTATCTAATTTTCTGTTTACTGCTTTTATCACATGCTCCTCAATAGAGCCTTCGGATATTAAAACTTTTTGTACGGCATCTGACTTCGCCCCGTTTCTATGGATACGTCCTAATGTCTGAGCATATTCTTTAGCAGAATATGATGGACATATCAAACTAACTCGTGGTCTTTTGCCTAAAGTATCGTGCAAAGAAAGTCCAGTGCCTCCCGCAGCTATGTTAACTACAAGAACGTGGTCTTTGTCTTCTTGAAATCTATCTACATTAGATTGTCTTTCTTGCACAGACTGACCTCCTTGTATTGTTTTGCACGAAAGTTTTTTAGCTAGTAGGTCTACCGTGTCTTTGAAGTTGACGAATATAACTACAGAGTTCCCTTGATCCTTTAAATCTTTAGCCATGTTTACGAGGTCAGGTATTTTACACAGCTCAGTTAACTGACGGGCTCGTAGTATTTTTACTAAGATTATTTCACTATCGTCGCTATTGATTGTCCCATCTATGTAGTTCTCTACTACATCAGGCGTTATCTCAAACTCATCGTAGATAGCTTGAATAGATTCTTTTTCCGCAAACTCTGTATATTCAACAAACACTCTGTTGTTTTTAAAACTGTCAGGAAAATCTTGTACTGTTAGTTTGCTGCCAACAACTCCATAGATTTTTTCTTTAATACTTTGTAGAGAAGCTTTCTTAGATAACCTCCATTGTTTCCATTGGTCTTGCACACAGCCGTTCTTCTTCATCCAACTATACCAACTAAATTTTACTCCTTCTGTTTTGTTTAAGTTATGTAAACCCAACATATAACCTAAAGCTCTCATTTCAGTTGGGTCTTCACAGGATGTAGCAGACATCCCATGAACTGAAAAACCTTGTTGAACTAAGCTAATAACAAGTTGCGCATTTTGTGTGAACGCTCCTTTGCATTTATGTATTTCGTCAATAAGAACTAATGTGTTAGGAGGCATGTTCCATGTCATTATCTTCTTACCTTTTTTACGTAAGTAAGGAGGTTTACCTCTACGAATAGCTTCATAGTTATAAACGAATAGTGGAGTTATCCCCACTTCTTTTAGCTCTCTTTCCCACGAAGGTATAACTGACTTAGGGCAAATAACAGCAATAGGTACACTAAGTCTTTTAGCTAAGTGAGCGGCTACAACAGTCTTACCTGTACCAACTTCACTGGTATCAATCGTATTAATTTGTTGAGACTGTTTATCTACAAAAAAAGAACAAGCCTCTTCTTGTTTGGGGAACAAAGTTTTCATAGCGAGGATCTTTTAATAATCCTTTTAGGTAATTATGTCTAGAAAAAATTAAACTTAAATACGACCGTCTAATATTTTATACCCTTTTCGTATGTATTGAGCTATTAAAAAAGCATCTACCATACCGTCATGTGCTTTAGAACATCGTTTATTTTTTAACCAACACTCATCAGGAGCTAAGTTATTAGCTACTGTTAAAGCTGCTTCCTTTGTATTATAAGGAGCTCTTAAATGACCTAACATTGAATGTTGCCAGTTGTGTACTTTTACTCGTCTAAGATTCCACTGTTTAGTTTCAGCTAACCCTAATAGTTTACCAAAAGAAATACCCATAGACCTAACAGCTTGAGAAGATTTAGCGTGGTGTAAAGGTTCTTCGACTGCAAATATAAATCGAGAATCTAAACTGAGCACCCATTGATATACTTTGTAAATATCCACTTCTTTCTTTTTACCCCTAACTAAAGTAGGCATGACAGTTTTTGCAATCACCCCTCCTGTATAACGAGATATACCTACCAGCCCTCCATTGAGCCCGTTATCCACTCCAACGATTACGTCTTCTTCATCAATATCCATCTAAGCACCTTTTAGTAATTAGAAGACCGTCTCCTTCCATAGGTAAAAAACAATCTATGTTTTTCTGTAGTAGCTGGAGGAAACCAACTTCTCTTGCTGTTGCGGGTATAACTAAATAATATTCTCCTGCTAATAAATCACAACAAAACGTAAAGTCGGAGGGAGGTATGTTCTCTCTTTTAACAATCCAAGGATCTGAAACAACTTTTTTATTAGGAAAAAGAGGTCTTGGTTTTATATGTCGTCCAGCCAACATGGGGTTGCTTCTTCAAAATTGTTTTGTAAATATTCAAACTCAAACTTTTCAATGGCTTGTTTCTCCGTTAACTCATAGTTCTTTTGCAAAAGCTCAAGTGTTATAGTCTTACTATAACATGCTATAGGAGGTCTGCCATACTGCTCTACAGTACCAATGAAAGCGTCCTCTAGTCCTGCATACAATAACAAAACAGATTCCGCATCTTCTTCGGTCTCAAATTCATTCGGCTTCTTCGGCATCGATTATATCTTCGTCTTTTATTTTTATTGACCCATTACCCCTATCGGCTTTGGTGTTATGTAAAATGCTGATGTCTATTTGTACTTTACCTGCTCCTCCTGCATTCTTTGCATTTAAACCTAAGTTCCTTCTTATCAACTGATCTAGTTCTGATAGTTCGCGAACTGTCTTAGGTCCTCTTAGATTTTTTACAGAATCTCTTAGTAGCTTAATACCCGCAGCAGCTATGTAAGATTGGTACTTCTCAGCAGGGCTACTTTGAGATTCAGCTATTTCCATCATAGCTTCGTCTTCAGCTTTCCTTGCGTCATGTTTAGCAATCTTTATTGCATCATCAGTTTTCTTTTCTAGCTCTTTATCTAAAACGTCTTGAACAACATCGAGTTTCTTTGGTTCTTTAGGTTCTTCTTTAGCTTTGATCCCCTCTTTACGTAACCACCGCCTAAGCGTAGACGGGTGTATATCCAACTCTTTACATATATTTACGTGCTTATATCCCGCACTTATCATTTCAAGAGCTCGTTCTAGTAAAATATCTTTTTTAGACTTTTTTGACAAAGTAATTAACATTACCTTTATAACTACTAGATTTCAAGTGTGACTAAGAAGAACTTTAAATTTGAACCACGGATAAACAGCAAACAAAAAATGGATGTTGGTGGTTTTATATTACCTCCTACAAACACTTTAACAGGTTTATTGTATGGGTTTCATCACCACACAGATCATGACGCTAGGGAATATTATTTCTGGAGGTTGTGTGATGAGCTCTTTAATAACCCTGATTTAGTTGCTGAACCACTGATGATTAGACATCCGTGGGCAGAGGAAATGATCAGAGCTGTTATTGAAAATAAGTATGTTGCTATAGGAGGAGCAGCTTCTTCAGGTAAATCACATACACTAGCTGCATGGGGAGTCCTTAGTTGGTTAGCTCAACCTCAAGATACTCTGGTTCTTTTAACATCAACCACGCTTCGTGAAGCAAGGAAAAGGATTTGGGGATCAGTGATCAGTTTGCTGTTACCTCTTGAAGGTCTAGCACCGATAAGAATTAGAGACAGTATAGGTAACGCTTGTTACGTTACACCATCAGGTAATCTTGTAGAGAAAGCGGGACTATCTTTGATAGCGTCAGAAAGAAGTAGAACTAAAGATGCTATAGGTAAACTCATCGGTATTAAACAAAAGAAAGTTATACTGATTGGTGATGAGCTTTCTGAGTTAAGTGAAAGTATATTGCAAGCTTCGCTATCAAACTTATCTAAGAACCCTTCTTTTTCTCTGGTCGCTCTTAGTAACCCATCGTCTCGGTTCGATGCCTTTGGGGTTTTTTCAGAGCCTAAAGGTGGATGGGATTCAGTAGATACCAACTCTGCTGACACATGGGAAACAAAGTGGGGTGGTACTTATATTAGGTTCGATGCAGAGAGATCTCCTAATGTTCTAGCTGACGAAGTACTATACCCTTGGCTACCAACAACTGAAAAACTAAATGAAGATAAGGCTTTATTAGGCCCTAATAGTAGAGGTTATATGCGGATGGTACGTGCTGTTTTCTTCGATAGCGATGAAGCAGAAGGTGTTTATACTGAAGCAGAACTAGCGAGATCAGGGTCCATGAGGCAGGTACAATGGAAAGGTAGCCCTGTAAATATATGTGGATTTGACCCCGCGTTCACTAATTCAGGTGACCGATGCATGTTAGTATTCGGCAAGGTTGGCTATGATACGTCAGGCCAATATGTATGCGAACTAGGAGAAGCAGTCCAAATTAATGACGATGCCACCAACAAGAGTACCCCGCGGAGTTATCAGGTTGTTCAGCAGGTTCGTCGGGAGTGCGAGAAACGGGGGGTTCTTCCTCTTGATCTGGCAGTAGACTCGACAGGAGCTGGAGCTCCTTTATGTGACTTGCTGGCAGGGGAGTGGAGTGATGATATTCTTCGGGTGTCATTTGGAGGGAAGGCTACGGATAAAAAAGTCAGTGCTAATAGTAAAAAATTAGCGCATGAATTGTATACTAATAGGGTAACCGAACTTTGGTTTGTTGGAAAGGAATTAATAAGGACTAAACAACTGTTCGGTATATCGTCAGATCTAGCTCAAGAAATAACAGGGAGAAAATATGACATGATCAAAGGGTCGAGTCTTAGGATGAAGATGGAATCTAAAGTAGAATTTAAATCTAGGTTTGGCAAAAGCCCTGACTTAGCGGACGCAGCTTTCTTATGTTTAGATGTTGCTCGTCAAAGACACGGTTTAGTAGCGGTCGATCCTCCTTCGGCTTCTCCATCAGGAAAGCCAAGACCACACAAATCAATGAAGAGGCTTACAGGTATTCTTGCTAACAATCCTTTGTAAAAGTAAACTGAAAAGTTTCTCAGAACTGTAATTAAGTTTATTCTAAATTAATAGAATAAACTTAATTAGGTATATAGAAGAATAATATATGTAGGGTTTAGCGTGTTGCCTTTATGAAAAAAGAGTTTAAATTTAGTTTATGGCTGTTAGTAGTGACGTAGATAAATCTTTAAGAGAGAACCCTGCTTTTAGGAAATATGCCTTTGAACAAGCTCAAAAGAGACTCGGCTATCCCCCAAGAGCAAGAGAAATAGAAGCAGAAAAAGCTCGTTTAGTAGAAGAATTAGGTACTATAATAACTAAACCTTCTCTTAGTCCCTCCGAAGACAATCAATTAAAATCTATTTTTGGGGAAGATTATGATTTTTCGTTTCTTCGTAAAGAGGGAACAAGACCTATAACAAATACCCCAAAAGATGCTTTATCTAGAGCTTCTATTTTGAGTGGGAGAATGCCAAATCAATCTACTGCTTCTGCTCCACCTGAAACTACAGGCCAACAAGGAACAGCAGGAACAGGTTCTGGCTCGATGGGAAGAAGCTCAACTCCCGCTGGAACTAGTACTGCTCTAGATTCATCGGGTAATGTGGTTAGCACTGCTCCTAAACTTGCGTTTGATGATAAAGGTCAATTGGTTTCTACAAGACCTTTAATGGTAGAATCGACGGAGGCGAGTCCGAGTCCTGCAACTTCAAGATCCGATTCTAGAAAGTCTGCTTTAGATAGAGCCCGTGACATTTTGAAAGGAGATACTTATCAATTAGGGTCCAGTAGTATTCTTACTGCTGCTAGAGAAATGAGGAAACCAACTCCTTTTAGACAAAGAACTGAGGAACAAGTAGCTGCTAGGAATTTAGTCGTCCGTGATAGAATGGCTAGAGAACAGCAACAGAACAAAGCTACTGTTTTGAATAGGGCTAAGTCCAGAATGAGAGATGTAGCTACTGCACAAAAAGGAGAGCAACAATTTTTTAAAGATACAGGAGTTATGCCCCGCGCTTTATCGGGAGATATTCCAAAGGGCCGAAGAACTTATGAAGCTCCTAAAGAACCTCCATCTTTAAAATCAATGATTGAGGAGCAACGTGAATTAGATAAAAAAAGAAGAAATAGGTAATGGCTCGGTTTACTCGTGATCGTGTTTCCAATAAACTTAAACGTGCGTCTCGTCGTTTAAGAAGAAAAGGATATACAAGTCAGGCTGGTCAAATGGCTATGGCTGCTGAACAGGCTCGTCTTAATGAGCCTACTATATACAGACCAGAGCACCGCATCATGGAGAATGAAGCGTCTAACTTGATCGCTGAATCTCAAAAGCTTGCAGCTCAACCCGACTTTGATTATCAAAGAGATATAGCCCCTATGCGTGGGCAGTTCTTTAGTGATCTTGCTAATTCAGGTATGACTCCTTCAGAGCAAGAAGGGTTTAGAAGAAGATTTGAACCACAGTTTGAAGCGTTTGACAAAGGGCAAGCAGCTTTCTTAGGTGTTGTAGACGCTCAACGTAAGATGCGTGAAGAACGTAAAGCCGCTAACCTTGCTCCTATCGTTGCTCAACGGTTAAAGCCTTTACTTGAAACTGGAGTGTCTCAGGAACAAAGAACTAAAGGGATGTTAGATATACTTACTGATAATCCTACAGCTCTTAACAATCCTGCAACTGCTAACTTGATTGGTTTATTTGATAAGACCACCTCTGCTACAGGTGTAAACAGAACAGCTCCACGATCATTAGCATTGAAGCTCGCTGAAGTAGGTGATGAAGTGGGAATCCAAAACATATCAGGTTTATCACAAAATGAATTAGACAGCTATACTGCACTTTCTAGAGGTTTAGCTAAACAAAGACAGTCGGTTAAGGGTTTGAAAGCCCAAGAGATGATGCTCGATGATTTAGAAAAACACGCTGATACTGCTATTAAATGGATTACAGGTCAGGAAGAACTAACCGTTAAAGATATAGCTTTCTTAGCTGCAATGGGAGTCGATATAGAAGACGCAAAGGGTGACGTTAATGCAGCGGATAATTTTAAGAAGCAATACATAAGAAATATTATACTCAGCTCACTTGGCCTTTCTAGTACATCACAACTAACCTCAAAAGACAAAGGAACAGTAGAGTTACGAAGAATACTTGAAACTGAAGATCTTGACACATTAGCTCAAGAACTAGTTGGTATGGTAAACAGTCAAAGAAGTGCTTTCTTGGCTCGCCAAGGAGCTTCTCCTTTAGGGACCGCACAATCTAAAACAGAACAAAGATCTATTTTTTAAAATCTAATAACACAACATAACCTTATTTACTGCTATGTCAGAAATATCGCCTTCTTCTAAGGGTATAGGAACCCTTGCAACGCTATTACAAAACCCACAGGAGGCCGATAATGTTGCGCCTCCTTTAGACTTTGATACATGGGACGCTCAAATTGGATCAGGAATACCAGATCGTGAACAAAAGTGGAGGAGCTATGCGAACTACCATCGTATGCATTGGTTCGATCAGGGTACTTTAAGTGAAGCTGTTGAAGGTAATATTAATGCCTCTTTAAAAAGACACTTACTAGAAGAAGGATTTATTGATGAAGAGACCCCGAACTCTGCGATATTTAAACCTAATCCTGTATCTTTAGACAAGCAGACTAATCTTGTTACTAGAGCTTTTGGAGAAAACGTCGCGAGTGTTTGGAAGCAGGGCAAAGAAAACGGTGAGAGTGAAGAGGTTCTTAACAAAACTTTAAATGATGCTAAGTCATTTCTTGTTGATGTAGGAGAACTTCCTTTTGCTTCTTTAAGTAACCTTGATGGAAGCAGACAAATTATTGGAGGGACTTCAGTAATGAATCCTGTTTCAGCTTTTGAAAATGCCGTTCGCGATGGAGCTGTTTCTTATGAAGATGCTATTCTCGTTCAGTCAGGACTACAGCAGGGGAGCGATATCGGAGCTAACAGATTTAAAGATCAGAGGAGAAGCCGATTATTGAATGAAGTACAAAACCTACTTTCGGATGAGGTGGGTAATGACCAAGCTAGAGAAAACTTCGATGCTTTATCTAATCTACTTATTAGAGAAGATCAGGGTAGATCCGCTAAAGAAGAACTACACGGTGGAATGTTTGTTAAAAAGGATAGGAACTTTTTTAACAAATTACTACGTGAACAATTAGCCGAGCAATACTCTAAAGACAAAGATGTTAATTTAAAT